TCATTTCCTTTTCTGCTGATATTCCACAACTAAGAGCTGCTTCACATCTGCTAAATCCAACTCTAAATCACGATAGGTAGGATTAAAGGAACGCAATATAAGCTTTCCATTATTCATATCCAAGTCAATGATACGCTTCAATAGAATACCTTCTTTATGAACTATGATATATTCCTTTCCGTCTATATGAAGTCCATTGCTCTTTACCATGTAGTCAGGGCAGACTTTACATATAACGATGTCTCCATTCTGATAAGCTCTAGACGAGCCATCATCCATAGAATCACCGCTTACCTCGAATGCTACGTACTTTTCTTTATCTTCCTTTACAATAGGGATTGTTGGGAGCGATGATATATATACCTCATCTGCATATCCGCTGAGATAACCTGCATAAGCCATCTGTGGAACAAGAGGAACAAAGCTGACGCTTGAATTGATATTCGATTTGATGTCATCGTTAAACATCTTTCCTTCTCCGGTCTTAAGCCAATTCAGATTTAGCTGAGGGTAAGCCAAAGAGATATTCTTCAAGAAAGTCTCGCTAGGCATATCCGGCAATCTGTTAATTGCACTGGTATAGCTCTTACACTTCCGCAAGAAGAATGTAGTACTAATTCCCATCTCCGTACAGAATGGCGCAATTCTGCTTTTGTAGTTGTTGAATTTTTCAATATTAGCCTCCGGCTGCAACATTTCACCAGCTCCATTAGCTAGCCAATCCATATTAAGATCTGGAAATTTAGAATTTACTCTATAAGATACCCTTGCCGTGAACACACCATTTTTCCCTATGATTGGAAAGTTAGAGGCCACATCGGCTTTGTCGCAAAATTCACGTTTGGTAATTCCTTTATATTTAAGATACTCACGCAGTCTAGTCTTTGCGTTTTCGTTTTCGCTTACCTTTATAGGTGAAGAGATGAACATTTCCCCCATTCCTGTCCTAATATAACTTGGATTTACCTGCGGAAATTTTCTCGTTATAGCTTGCAAGCTTTTGGAAGATACACGATTAGTTATACGGCTTACGAAGCCATGTCCTAAGCCTACGGTATCCTCGAATTTTTCATTTGAAGTGTAACCCAAAGCAGTGATTACAGCCTTCAGTCTTTCGTATGCACTATTCATAACCTAAAATTTAATACGCAGTAAGCGCATGTGTAACTTAATTTATGTAAACATTTAGAGTTTAAAGATAATAAAGGTTAATATAGTATATTTAAACACTAATTTATTTGCATATTTGCGATACTTTTCTTATCTTTGCACTCGTAAACATTAAATATGTTGCAAATATACATAAAAATATCGTAACTTGCAAGAAATTTAATATATTTTTTGCAATATTACATAAAAAGGTGAGACACACCATAAAAACTGTAGAAAGAATATGTCATTAAGCGAGATTAAGCAATTAGTATCTATCGCATTTCAAGCGGGACGGATGGATGCCCAATTCGAAATGGGCTTGCGTTCCGACAAGATACGCAGAAAGGATGCCGAATGCTATCTTGCATCAAAAGGATTCGAAAAACAGATGATTGACAAATGGGTCAAGAATAGGTTAATGAAAGAATATGTAGGTGATAGTAAAAACTCACCTAGATATTATTCTCTCAAAGAAATCAATGAACTTGTTGTTTCTTGTCAGATAAAGAAAATGATTATTTAAAATATACGACTATGGCAGAGAATAAGGCAGCGAAGCCTGTAGAAGGGCAGAGCGTAGAAATTAAGGATTATGAGTTTCGCCTCCTTGATGCAGATGAGATAGAAGTCCGTGTTGGTCAAGGTGGTAATCAGAAGTCACCGGACTGGTGTTCCTTGTTGCTTTACAAGGACGCAAGATGTGACATGAGACGATTAGATGAGAAGTTCGGCATCTATGGTTGGAAACGTAAACATGAGCTTATCGGTCAGAACCTCTTTTGTACGGTTTCCGTTTATAAAGAAGGCATCGGTTGGATAGATAAGCAAGATGTTGGTACGCCAAGTAACACTGAAGCCGTTAAAGGTCAAGCAAGTGATTCTTTCAAGCGTGCATGCTCTTGTTTAGGTATCGGTCGAGAATTGTATACTGCTCCCAAGAAGATATTCATCAACCTCAACCGAAACACCGAATATTCTCAAAGCGGAAAGTTGAAGACAATTTTCCATGTTGGATATGTAGGTTATACAAACAGATGTATTGCCAAACTTATTATTCAAGATGAGAATAACATTGTGCGTTGGTATTGCGGCATGACAGAACAAGAAGTTCTTGAATGGATGAATGAGCAGAAAGAAGTATATGGTTACTCTGAACCAGCCCCAAAGAGCGAGGAAGAAAAAGACGAAAATCTTAATGAGCAAAAACAATATGCTTATCCACAATTGCAACAGGCTCAAATTTGGGAGGACGTAGATAGAGTTTGGAACGGATTCCCAGACCTTCAGAAGTCCGAAGAGTTTAAACGCAAATGTGCATTACGAAAGATGGAACTCGCACAGAGCAAGAAGGATTTAAAAGTTGTTTATGATGCTTATCCCGAATATCAAAAGAATGCAGAGTTCTTAGCTAAGTTGACACAATTTAAATCAAGATTAGTATGATACAATTGAATAACAGTGGAGTTCTTTATGAGGACTCCACACATCAATACTTTTATGATGGTCGTGAATTAAGTGGCATTACAGGTATGCTTCATCAGTATGTATTTCCCAATATGTACTCTAACGTAAGCGAAGAGGTATTGAAGAAAGCTGCCGAAAAAGGCACTATTATCCATGAGCAGGTAGAGTTGTTTGCTTCATTGGGTATTGAGCCAGCCTCAGAGAGTGTCAAGGATTTTGTCGCTTATATCAAGAAGAATGGATATGAGATTATAGGTAGCGAATATGTCCTTCGAATCGGAGAAGACCATGCAAGTGCAATCGACTTGGTGATGCACAAGGATGATGCACCGGACGATGAGGTTGAGATTTGGGATATTAAGGGTACTTATTCCGTTAATAAGGAGTATGTGCGTTGGCAGAACTCGATGTATAAGTTCGGTTTCGAAACATTGAATCCTCATCTGAAGGTTACACGTATATGTTGTATGTGGTTGCGTGATGACGAGAAGCGTGGAACAATCTGTAAACTCATCCCATTAGGCAAGCCAAGACCAGCGAGTGATGTTAAAGAATTGTTCCGATGCGAGAAAGAAGGTCGTTTGTATAATGATGATACAAAAACACCTTATTACATTATAGATAACGAAATCGCACTCATGGACGTTCAAGAGCGCATTGCTAAATTGCAAGAACAGGAAAAGGAGTTGAAGGCAGCTATCTTTGATGGTATGTCAAATGACAACCTAACGTCTTATAAAACTTCAATTTACACTTATTCATTGAAGTCTGCTTCTGAGAGGGTTACGATAGACACGAAGGCTTTTGATGCGGATGACGAAGAAGCTTACAACCATCTATTGAAAAAGTATAAAAAGGTAACTAAGGTAAAGCCTAGTTTGACCTTGAAAAGAGTTGGATAATTTATTGTTTTATTAAATATTTTAAGTTATGTCTAATAGTTATAAAGGTAAGATTGTTGCTATCGAAGGCATTCAATCTATTCAGAGACAAGGTAAAGAACCATTTGAAAAGAGACGTTTGATGCTTGATGCAACACGTTTCGATGGTTTGACAGGTGAACGTGGCTACGAAAAGCGCATCATCTTTGAATTCAGTGGTAAGAATGTACATGTACCGGATGGTTTTAATGTCGGGGATATTGCTGAAGTATTCTTTGACGTTGAATCATATCAAGGAACAAAGAAGGATGGCACAACAGACTGGTTTACATCTGTTCGTGGCTACAAGATGCAAAAGATTGAAGCACAGAACAATGCGCCACAAGGTGGCATGCAAGCTGCTGCTAATAATCCTTTTCCACCACAAGCTCCAGCCGCAGGTTCAGCACCAATTCCACCAGCGCAGCCGAGTGGTACTAACACATCTGATGCGCCATTTTAAACTTATTATGGTGGAGAATTAATTTTCTCCACCTTTCATTTAAAAAAGATGGTATATAATATGTTGAATCCGGTCGAGCTTGAAAAGTTCGAGGAACGAACCAAGGCTATGATAACCAAAGCCAAGAAACTACAAAGTGATTATTATAATGAGAAGTTCTTTGTTGTTGACCTTAAAGAGAGACAACAATCTAGGACAATCCAGCAGAATGCTTATCTGTGGGTAACAATCACTTACGTAGCTATTGAAGAAGGATATACTAAGGACTATATCGAACAAGAGTTCAAACGTGTAAACAAGGATATTTTTCTTAGGGAGCGTGAGAATAAACAAGGCAAGACCTTCCAATATTGGAGGCACATACCAGACCTTGACAAAGAAGAAATGTCTTTATGTATAGACCGATGGCTTCATCATTGCTCAATGGAAAGAGGATTATACATACCGACTCCACAAGACCATGCTTATATGGTATGGCAGACGCAGGTGGAGAGGCAAGCAGAATTAAATAAAGAGTTTTTATAGGATGCTTGGTGTCGTAGCTCAGTTGGATAGAGCAAATGTTTCCTAAACATTAGGTCGTGAGTTCAAGCCTCACCGATACCACATTCTCTAACATAAAAAGAAAGAATATGAAATCATTAACAGGAAAGTATTTTATCGTAGGTGTTCGTTATGAGAAAACTCTAGAAGACGGAACGAACGCTAAAACTACAGAGCAATATGTTGTAGATGCCTTGTCATGGTCAGAATGCGAGGCTAAGACTACAGAAGAAATGGCGGTATACACAAATGGTGATATGGAGATTGTCACTATGAAGAAAGCTGGTTTCTCTGAGTTGTTCCTTTCAGAGGTAGATAGTGAGGATAAATACTACGATTGCAGTATTAACATGATTACTATTGACGAAAAATCTGGCAAGGAGAGGAAGACCAAGGTTCGTTATCTTGTGCAGGGTGATACCATTGAGAAGGCTCGTAAGAATGTAGATGAGATTATGGGTAAGACTATGATTAATTACAATATTACAAGCCTTAAGGAAACATCAATCATGGATGTTTTCTTGCATATGGGTAAACCAAAGGAGTAAGGCTTTTCATTTTTCTTATTATTTAATTAGTTTGAAATCCCCCTATGGGGTGGTGCTGCTTAGTTCAATGGTAGAACGTCCGCCCAAATCGGAAAAAGGTTGTGGGTTCGACCCCCACAGCAGCAACTATGACTTTTGGTTTGATAAAGGATAAAGATTATGGGATATTATGATAGATTCAACAAAGGTGGAAAGAAGCCTAAACACCAAAGGAGCGAGAAGCAAAAGTGGGTTGACAAGCTAGATAGGCTTATGTCGGTTTATATCCGCATGAGAGACTCTAGAGAGTTTCACTATAAGTACTTCAGATGTATCAGTTGTGGACGAATATTGCCAATCGACCAAGCCGACAATGGGCATTATTGCGGACGAACTCATATGAGCTTGCGCTTTGATACACGTAATCAGAATGCGGAATGCAAACGATGCAACAGATTCTCTTCTGACCATCTTATCGGTTATAGAAAGAATTTAGTAATGAAGCTTGGAAGATTGGCTTATTTGCAAAAGCATCCTCACGTTCCTTTAGATATGGAAGAAGTTAAGCGGCTCGGAGAGCAACAAGTTGATTTATTGGAGGTAATGAAACATCAAGCAAAGAATTGGTCTGTGTTTGAATTACAGGAACTCTATAAATACTATGCGGCTCTAATTCTGAAAATGAATGAAGAAAAAGATAATCAATAAGGTTTAAATAATGTTACCGCATTAATAATAAACACTAAATTGTTTGCATTATTAAATTATTCTTCGTACCTTTGCAATCGTCTTGGTGAGACACACCATAAAAACTGTAAGGTCATTTTTCTATTGGCTTTTGTTATGCATAAGACTTGTGCATTCCTATATAGTAACAAAAGTGATTTCATATTATTTGTGAAATGAAGTTTAAATTAAGACCATATCAAGAAGAAGCAAGCAAGAAGGCAGTTGAGTTTTTCTTGGATGAAAAGAAAAATTGGAACGCTCTGGAAGTGCTCCCTACTGCATCGGGCAAATCATTGATTTTGGCAGATATAGCTGCTAGGCTCAAGGATAAAGTGCTTGTGTTCTCTCCTACTAAGGAAATTTTGGAACAAAACTACAAGAAGTATTGTTCTTATGGATTTGATAATGCCAGCATCTATTCCGCTAGCTTTAAATCAAAAGAAATCAGCGATGTTACTTTTGCTACAATTGGTAGCGTGAAAGGACATCCCGAATTGTTTACTGACTTCAAATACATATTGATTGATGAGGTTCATTTAGTGAAACCTGAATCCGGCATGTATAAGGAGTTTCTTGATAAATTAAAGAGCAAGGTCATAGGTTTAACCGCAACACCTTTCCGTCTGTATTCCTATCAGAACTATGGTAGCATACTGAAGTTTCTGACAAGAAGTAGAGACAAGATTTTCAAGGAGCTTATTTACTATGTTCAAGTTGAGGATATGGCAAAGAACGGATATATCTGTCTTCCGAACTATTACACATGCCCACCACCACAATGGAACGAAGGAAACTTGCAGCTCAATTCAACTTGCCGTGATTACACTGATCAAAGTGTCAAGCAAGAATATGAACGTGTAGATTTGTACGGATGGCTAGTTAGTGTTGTTAAAAGATTGCTTAATCCTAAACGAGGTGGACAGCGTAAAGGTATCTTGGTTTTTACGAAGTTCGTTAAAGAAGCTCAGATGCTGACCTATTCCATACCTAATTGCGAAATGGTCTGCGGAGAGACACCACCTAAAGAGCGTGAGGCTATCATCGAGCGATTCCGCAATGGGCAGACTAAGGTATTGGTAAATAGCCAAATCTTGGTCGTAGGCTTTGATTATCCGGAGTTAGATACTGTAGTGTATGCAAAGCCAACACGTTCATTAGCGCAATATTATCAAGTCGTAGGAAGACTTCTTAGACTATCAAAAGGGAAACAACCTTGGTTTGTTGACCTCTGTGGTACTTATGAGAGGTTCGGAAAAGTTGAAGACTTGAAATTGCTAGACCAAAACGGCAAAGGAAAGTGGGTAATAATGAGTGGAAATAAACAATTAACAAATGCATTTTTTTAAGATATGGTAGTAAAATTAGACGAAAAAGCATGTAGCTTGGATGCAGATGAATTGGTCGCTTTCGTCCGTCTGTCATTTAATGCTGACAAAGACGGATATGTATATGGGAGCAACAAGGAATTATCGAATAAGATAGGTATGTCGGTAGCAAAGACAAAAAAAGCTATTGATGGGCTATTTGAGAAACAAATGTTATCTATCGGAAACGGAAAAGTCTTTATTTGGAAGCATGAAGACAACATAGAATTTGCTGAAGGCGAAGAATCTAAACCACACAAGAATGAACCTGAACGAATAGCATTGAATAACGTCCCTAGTGTACAACAAGTGGATGATAAAGCAAAAAAGGTTTGCGAATATTTCAATAAGGTTATCGCTGGAAGAGGAATGCCTCTAGTTCATGCCCTGACATCGAAGAGAAAGTCAATGATTAATTCACGGCTTAAAGAATATGGGAGTGAGCAGATGAAGTTGATGATTGACAAGGCGGCAGCATCTTCATTCCTTAATGGTAGTAATGGATGGATGGCGAGTTTTGATTGGATTATGAGACCAAATAATTTTGTTAAAGTATTGGAAGGAAATTATGATGATAGAAAGCAAGGGACTAATAAAGACGCAGAGCAAGGCTATTACCAAGAATCAGCCGACCTCGTGCAGCGTCTCAATCAACAGAGAAAAGCAACGAATATTCAATGAGTACGGAACATTCGATAACGTTCTAATGTCTTTCTCTCCATCAAGCCAAGTAGGTAGTAAGATGCCAATCGGGAAAGCTTTTAAAAGCAACGCACCAACACTTACCTATCTTGACTTGTGTTATGGAGAAGGAAGTGCAATAACATGGCTTGTAGCATGGGTTTCTGATGTCTATGGTATTTGTGGCTTTGTAAATAATGAGGCTACTGAAAATATCAAGATAATGACTGCAAATGCTATAAAGGATGAGTATTATTTCCTTAATCTGAACGAGCTGATTACTTTCTTCAAGATGTTTATTGCCGGAAAGTTTGAGAAATTCTACAAGAAGCCAAATCCGCAAGTTATAACAAAGAGCTTGAATACTTTCTGTTCCCATCGTATAGATGCCATAAAAGCAGTAGAGGAAAATATACAGAAAGAGAAAGAGGCTAAAGAAGATGAGGCTATCAAGCAAAATGCCATCACTTATGAAGAATGGGCGGCAAGAAAAAAAGCTAAGGGCGAGGAAGTTAATATAGAACTTATCGAAGACGAGAAAGGCAACAAGATTTTTCGGGTAAAAGCTCCTAAAGCTGATATTAGATTAGACTCAGCTTATATGATAGTCAAGAATACAACAAATGCAGATTTTAAGGCTATATGCAAGCTAAGAGAATGTTTCGTTAAGAAATATGGTATAGACCCATACGACTTGATTAGAAGTTTAGGGAATAAAAAACTTAGAGAATATGAAGAAAGAAGAAATTGTCAAGGCAATCATTAAGAACCTTAGAGATGTAAATGGCAAAAAGTTCCGCAAGGATGATGTTCAAGCCATTGTGAATTATTTCATAGACCTCACAAAGCAATCGTTGCGCAACAGAGACCGTGTTATGATACGCAGCTTTGGAACATTTGTGGTACGACATAAAAATCCCAAGCAAATTAATTGCGTGCGAACAGGAGAGAAAACGATGACAAGGGAGAAAGACCATGTGGCTTTCATTCCTTCTAATGATTTTGACTTAGATTCAATAGTATAAAATGGAGATAGCAGAAATAGAACAGATTATAGAGGCTTGCAACTTTGATGTTGCTAGCCAGACCCAAAGAGCAGAAACATTCAACGTAATTGACGCTATTGTAGAAATGCGCAAATACGAAGGTCGTTTCAACGCCAAACGTTGGGAATATGAAAATGTTAATGGACGTGGTACGATAGAAATATATTCTAAACTCGTTGCCGGAACTCTAGAGGACAAATTAGCAGAGTTTGCTATTATATTATTCTCAATGGCCAATAAGTACAAGATGAATGTCAAATCGTTGAGGCTAGACCCAGATTCAATGAGAGACCGTTCCTTTGAAGACTTGATGATGTCTATGCTGAAGATTGAAATGACACATTACCGAGTGTTCAAGAAGATAATAATCTTGATTGGCATGCTTTGCGGATATTGCATGATGAATGGTATTGATTTGTTGTGGTTCGTTAACAAAAGACTTTTGATAAACATTAAATAGGCTAAAATATGAAGAAGTTAAAGTTAGTTTTTACAAGTACGGATTTCGCATCTTATACGAAGAGTACTATGGGTATGTTATGCAAGGTTCTTTTACGAATTCCTTACCTTGTACTTGTAGGCATAGTTAGTACAACATGCTGGCTTGCTAAGTGTATTGTAAGGTTCTGTAAGGAGAATACAAAGGCAGCAGTAATAATAGGCTTTGCTATCTGCTTTATGGTTATGTTTGTTGAGTTTATCTATTTTAAAATTCAACTAGCAAAGAGTTCGTATCAGACAAGTGAACTTATAAAGCGGAACTATGAGCTGGAGCAGACCGACAGATACGATATAGGCTTCCATGATGCAATGGCAAAGAACAGAGAAATGCTTACACAAAATATTGAACCATGACAAACGAATTCAATGATGCGTTTACGAGAGCGCAAGCTTTGCAGAGGAGGTTCAACCCAGATTACATGAACTCCTTTTCGATAGCAATTAAATATGATAGCTATTACGAGGAATACATGGAGATTGAATTGAGAACAGATAATGATAAGTTCTTTATTTCTACATTGACATGCGTTTACGAAGAGGATTATACTCTAAGATTAGACGAATTAGAAAAAACAATAGATAAATTATTAACAGATGAAGACAATGAATAAAAAAGTTATTTTTGTAAGCCTGTTGGATATTATAAGTATTCCATCGGGTAACGAGCATCCTATAGATATTACGGATTTTCAGCTAAAGCACGATTTCTTTAGAGCGTTGCAAGCAGATAATAATATAGTCCGTGTCAACATCTTAGGATATGACAAGAACCAAGTAATGTATTCAAGCGATATAACATTCAAGAAAATGGTATCGGTTATTTCATACGAAATTGCTATGTATACAGTTAATGCGGTAGTTCCATATTGCTCTACTGATAATATTGATGATACTTTTGTTGATGCTGCAAAAAGCACCGAGAGTATAGAGTTTCTCAAAGACAAATCTAATTGGCTGATTATTGGGAACGATGATCTGGCTGATAAATTTGGGGTTGACAATATAACAATGGAGGATTTCGTCAATGGAGAACTTGGAGAATATTCTGAAGGAGCTAAGACAGCAGAAAAGAGATAAACATATTAAACCGGAAATCTTGACCTTAGCAACCATAAAGAATAGGTACGGAAAAGACCCGTTACCTGAGTTGCGTAATTTATGGGCAAAAGGACTGGTTAAGAATTGTAGAACTTTAAATGATTTAGGCTTTATATACAATGGATAAGGAGTTAATAAAGAAGTTAGTAGCACAAGGCAAGGCTTATGTACTTGACTTGCGAGGTGGTCGTGTTCCTTATAAGGAAGGTAATGCTGCGGCAGTTGATTTTTACTGTCCACAAGATGTGGTATTGAATATGCCTTGGGTGAAAATGGGAAGAGGTCACATAAATCTGCATTTAGGCGTGGAACTTCCTAAAGATGTTGGCTTGGATATTCGTTCACGTTCCGGCTTTACTGACAAAGGTATGCAAGTTGATGTGGCCTTTATTGGCAAGAACGAAACACAAGTTGGTTACATGACTAATGTTAGAGCGGATATTGATATTTGCCTAGGTCTGGTCAATGAAGATTATAGGGACAATATTGGTGCGCTTTATAGAGTTAATTCCGACCGTTATATGCCGACAAAGGATAGCAAATTTAAACTAGATTCAGATTACGAATATTATGTTTTCGTAGTCAAGAAAGGCACTCGTGTTTGCCAGGGCGCATTCCGCAAGGTAGAAAATCCAGATTGCATACTTGGAGAGTTGAATATGGAAAATAATCGTGGAGGAGGATACGGACATGGTGGAACAAAATAACAATGGGTGTTGCGAATATGCTAACAAGTATATCTTTGTGATAAGACGTTTGGCAGACATGATTGAATGCAAGGATAATGCCACTTTCGTTTCATCTCTAAGGGAGGACTTCGGAAAGCTCGGATTATTTTCAAGCGCAGCCAATTTCCTTCGTCTTATGTATGAGATACGAGCATCTTCTGAAGACAAAGAAACCTTACGAAGCCATATCAGTGTAATGGCGATGGAAGCCTTGCTTACGCTCTCTTGGTATATAGTTTCAGATTATAACGACATCATCGAGTCGCAAATCGAATTGTTCAAAACCAAAAATAAGCGGTATGGAAACGCATTTTCTGAATGTTTTGCTAAAGATGGTTATCCGTATGCCTTCGGTCATTTACAAGAGAAGATTAATCGTATTTGCTCTTTGCTGACTTTGAACGAGGATGCTAAAGAAGAGCCTGTCCTAGACAGCTATAAAGATTTATTGGGGTATTGTATTTTAACGCTTATCGAAATAAAATGAGATACCGAATAACAAGAATAGAAAAAGTTATCAATGGGCAGAGTTCGTACGAGCACTGCTCGTTGATAGTTTCTAACATAGAAAAGTTTAGGAAACAAATAGATGCAGACGAGGTTAACTTCGTCTATGAAATGTTGGATTAAAAATAGAAAAGAATGAAAGAACCAGACATTGAAATGAATCTAAAGAAAATCATGGAACGCATAAAATGGATTAGAGAAACTAAGGCCATCTTATCCAAGGAAGAAATAAGTCTTTCCATTCCATTGATGCAAGACTTATCGCAAGTAGGCAATATTTACGATAAGTTTATGAGCTATCATGCCGGACGAAATTCCACAATGGTACGCAAGCAATTTATCTTTGTTATTCTTTATCTTTATTCTCCTAGTGCCCTTGGCGGTTCTAAGATGAGAAGAGGGTTAAGAGAAAAAATCGCTAAGGTTTTGGGGTGTACATGTTCTAATGTAAGCCATGATTACAAAAACATCAGTTTCTATTATGTTACTTACCGAAGTTTCCGTAATGACGTGAATGAGATATTGGATAAGCTATTAATAGATTTGGGTTTAAAAGAGATAGGGGAAGAATAACTTTCCCTACCCTTTTTAAAGCAATCGCAACTCTTGTTTAATACCAAGTTTTTTTGACTCTTTATTAAAGAATTCTATTTTACGTTTTACTTTATCTTTAAACTTCTCGAACAATGCAATTAAAGCCTCTTGCTCGGTATCAAAAAGCTCTTCTTCTCTAATTGTATGCTGTACGGTTCGTTTACAATGGTCGGGTTTGTATCTATAATCTATCCACCAACCCGAAGAATTAAATTCGTTCCCCTCAAACCAAGATACGTTGCAGCATCCCTTTACTATACAGCGTTGTGGGGCATCAAACCATCCATCAATATACCAAGCAATATCACCATTCTTATATTTGGGTATTGGTCTTTCCTCTTTGTTCGTATATTTATATTTCTTCATATTCTCTTTTTTATTACTTATAGAAATACCTATTATAAATACCTGAAAGCCTTTGCATATCTTCCTCTGTTATGGAGTACTTGTAGTTTAACTGATATTGAATATAGTCTCCATACTCCACATCTTTACATGGGAACAGCTTTCCGTTATCAATTCGTTTGAATATTATATTATAATCTGTCCTCACTCCCTTGTTAATAATTGAGAAGTGACTTCCTACAGACTCTCGTTTATCTATTACTTCATACCAAAAAGTTTTACCTTTATGAGACCTATCGTTAACACCCATATAAGCAAAAATTCCTAATATAAAAAGAACAAATAAAAGCTTAAAACAACTGTTATCTTTTTCCATATTACTAATGTTTTACTACTTCCAAATACTTTAATTTTGCGAATCTGTATGATACATATATCTTATCTACATTCACATCTGTATTAAAGGCAAGGATACATCCTTTATCATCATAGAACCCAAGGATAATATACTTTTCCTCTACATACCCTGCAACGTATGCACCAATATCATTACCTTTATAAAGAACAGGCTCTCCACGATACGCATTAAAAAAATCTTTATTTGTCATACGCTATCGCTATTTTAGTTCATCAAAGTCAAGCCACTCAATCTTATCGTAGCACTCATACAGAACTTCGATACGCTGTGTTCCGTCTCCTCTTGTGACAACCCATATATCGTCACTCATTGCTCCATAATGAAGAGCCGTAGGATTTACGCCACCTCCACTATATCGGAACATTACCCACTTTTTTAAAGGTGGCTTATCTTCTTTTAGGTCGTGCCATAATGATGCAGCATTCACGTAAGGAACGTTTTCCGTATCACAATCGGTAACACCAACCATTTCTGTACTGAACGTTACTCCGTTAAGCTCATTGTAATCTACCTCATCTTCATTGCTACAGATATTGAGGTAAATCTTCTTTGGTAAATTCTTTACTTTCATATCACTTAAATTTAATAATAAAAAACTCAGTATCAAGCCATTTGTCGGGGCAAAGACCTTTTTTAGGCTTACCGATGGTGATACCTTCGATTTCCTTTTCGATACGTGGACTATCCTTGCGGTAGCCGTTGATGAAGAGAACGTGGGTGAATGACTTGTATTCCGGTTCACCTGTCACACAACAATAACCGCCGTACTCATCAAAAAGCACTTCGCCGCCTTCGGCTTGCTGGTTTACAAGTCGGGATGCCCAATACGGCTTTATCTCCCGATACTCTTCATCCTTTCTTTCGTCAGCAATCATATCGAACCACTGCTTGCTGACGGATAGGGTCAATACTTTCTTTTCCAAACTCAGAATGTTTTAATCATTATGTTACTGTCTCTTCTTAACTCAGCCATAAACTTTCGCTTGTCCATTAGGTTCGGCTTGTAGTCCGTCTTATGGCATCCACACTGACCAACACGAAACCAATAGTCTATCTTTCCGAAAGGAACAGGCTTGGCGTTTGCGAAACTATACTTCTTTTTCATTCTTCCACTTCCTCCCAGTTTCCTTGCTCATTATAATTTTGCTTTGAAGTTGTAAATTGGCTTAATGACATCAATGACATCAACCGTAGGTTTGATTAACTCAACAATCTCTTCGGTTGGCTTGTATGCCATAGGTGCTTCATCAATGGTTTCTTCACAAACTGATGTGGAATAAATACCATTCATTTCATTCTTGTAAGAATCCATAGATAACTCTTTCTTTGCCTGTGTACGAGACATTAATCTACCTGCGCCATGAGGGGCAGAGCATAGCCAATCTTTGTTACCTTTTCCCTTGCAGATAAGAGAACCATCACGCATATTCATTGGGATAATGACTACCTCATCCTTTTTTGCACTGATAGCTCCCTTTCGCAATATACCCTTGTCTGTATCTATATAGTTGTGAATGGTTGTAAAAGAATACTTATCTGAATTAGCATCAATATCTACACCTAAAGCATTTACAAGTCTGTTGGCGATAATCATTCTGTTTCGTTCAGCATATTTTTGAACTATGCGCATATCATTGAGGTAGTCATTGAGCAAATCACCTTCCAAGTAAGAAAGTTCCTTGCTTATATTTTTAGTACCTAATGACTTAATAACACTCTGTATCTCATTTTCTCTGCCTTCGCTTTTTAGCTTGGCAATAACCTCAGACTTATCAGCTATTTTCTTACGGCAATACTCGTAGGCAAGTTTTTGGTAATAGTTGCATACCCTAACACCAAGGTTTCTACTTCCTGTATGTATCACAAGAAACTTCTCTCCTTCTTCATTTGCATCTAACTCAATAAAGTGATTGCCACCGCCAAGACTTCCAACAGAACGATATACTATTTCCATGCTGTCAAGACAATCCCAAGCACGGAATTTGCCAAACATACAACCATCAACCAATCCGTTTATGCAGGCTGATACTTCTCCCTCGTTGACATTAAAACCAGACGGAATCAACTTATTGACTGCTTCATCAAATTTCTGCAAGTCAATATCAACTTTACCAAGTCTTACGACTTTCATGCCGCAGCCTATATCTACTCCAACAGTGTTAGGAACTACTCTGTTATCAAGCTCTATTACCGTGCCAATAGTGCATCCTTTACCTGCATGGCAATCTGGCATTATTCTTATTTTACAACTATTGTAAGCCTCGCTATTAGATAGGGTTTCTATCTGTTTGATAGCTTCATCTTCTATTGTCTTTGCGAAAATCTTTGTAAACTCATTCATATCTCATTTCTTTTTATTTGTTAAACTTATCGCCTTGGTGATGCGGTGGTCTTTTTTACCAACAAAACCATAGCATATTTTGTACTCAAAATCTCTTAATCTTCTGTACCAATAATCACTTGCCGTACTTAGATGACGAGCTTGCTTCATTATCTTCTTAGCTAATCTAATCTTCATTATTTATCTTCTAATAGCACTTATCGATTAAGTTACCAACAACCTTTACCTGTATGCCATGGCTTATATAGCTGTATAAAGGTTCTAAATTCAACTGGTATGTCCCATTGAGCCACATAACGTCTCTTGTTTTGGAAAAAGGGCCAAGGTCGTATTCAAGCATATCGTGTTCATATATGTCAACCCCACAACAATCTCTCATACCGGTACGTTGGCAGACGGTTTCAGGGTTAACTTCCTTTTTATGGCAGGTAGCCCCCTCATACCATAAAATAAATGTACCGAATGGAGTATTAACCAAAGAACCTTTAACCCATTCCCCGTTATCAAGACGTTTAGCCTTAAACTTTATGTTTTCTGGTTTCATATTTATATGTTTATATAAAGTCTAAATAGACTGTTGTTTTTACTTTATTAACTTTGTTATTGTTATTAAAATAATCACTACCTTTGCAGCGCAAATTAGAAACGAGGTAAACAACCTCCTGGCAAAATCGCCAACAATAAAAGTCTCCTAGCCCTCCGATCGAAAGACATTTTCCCCAGTCCAGTGCTGGTTTTTTTCTTTGTATGGCGGCTCCATGCAAGGTGCTCAAAGCAATTCCGCTTTTGGGTATAATGCCAGAAAGGAGGTTGTTGCCTCATATGTTTTCTAATTTGCAAAAGAAAGAGAGTGGTACTGAAGTTTTCTGTTGGTCTCGCCGCAGAAAGGATGGTACTATTGAGTACGCTCATGGTAAACCATTCCACTTCTTTATCAACAAGTAAATCGTAAGCTTACGTTTTAACTCTTTCGGGGAGGTGCTCACTGGAGACACCTCCTTTTTTATTTCAATTTTACAGGTTCATCATCCCAAGATAATTTACATCTGTTTTACTAACTGGACTGATTCGGTATTCTACATTATTCCAGTACTCTATTTCCTTCATTTCCGTCCAATCATTCGGAACATCTGTACCTTTTACGGCACTCGGCTTTGTCCTACACTCAATTGCCTCTCCTTTAGCAAAAGCTTGCAAGAAAGGATAAAATTCTTTAGCTTGATTTCTGTCCATAATCAATCCTTCATTATAATTCTTCATACATTTTTTGATGTTGTTCTAAACTCTTTGTAAGTCTCTCAATAGCCATATCTTTCAATTCTTTAAAAGATATGAACCTAAAAATGGAAGCTTTTTTATGCCCATTATATCCTAGCCCATTAGACAATGTGATGGTTTCATCTGTTGCATCTACAGCTTCCTTCCAATACTTAAGAGCCTTCTTGTCTTTTTCAATTAAACTTCTTAAGTTTGTAGCTTTGTTATAAATTTCTTCTGTCATATCAATACTCCAATTCTTTAAGTGCATCCTCAATATTGCCCATAGCCTTCCAAAGAAGATTATGCTGAGTAGCACCACCTTTATTGTATTCATCAAGCTGACTGAATGCTTGACTTAATAATTTCTTAATTTTGCTCATTACTTTCCCTCCTTTGCGTTACACGTTGCTTGGTCTCCTTCATAGTAAGGAGCACCGACTTTAGGTAATATCTTAGTGTTCCTATTGCAGGAACATTGCATTACCCAAGGTGCGTTCACCTTTCCGCATCTAGGGCATATCCATCCTTCTTGTGCCATATTGCATTTAACTTTACTTATCATTATTTAATTTAAACTGCTTTGATAAAAATGAATCATTCTTTATCAAGTTGACAATTTCTTCTTCCGAATGGATGCCTTTCCAAAATAGTTCGGTATGACTACCAACCCTGTCGTCATCTACAGAGAACGGAACACCATAATTTGTATAAACTTCTCCATGATGTTTGATGAGATGGCGACCAGGATTCTTTCGGATATTATTTTCCCAAGTTTCATTATCACACTCACACCACATCTTATATTCTGCCCCTGTCAGCGTTTTGTCAATACCAATAGGATAATGACCGGAACACCCATTTGTTCCAAAGTAAATAATCTCTGCCATATTCTCTTCTTTTTACCCTCTCCCTTTTGCAGGAGAGGGTGGTTAGTTACTCAACATCTTCAAACTCAGAGGTAATTTCCTCGTCTGACTTCTTTTTGAAATCAAAGTAAGATTCCGTTTCATCGTCATACTCGCAACTAAGGCTAACATCATAGCCATCCCAGTTGTCAACTCCACCTGCTTCCAACAAGTCTAACTTGTATTCAGCTTTAAGAAGCTCTGCCAAACGTTCTGTACTAATCTTCTTCATTATTACTTATATTTATATCCCATAAGGGATGGTTAATAAATTACAACACAATCATCAAATACTGATACACTATCAACATTCATGGGTTGCCCATTTTCTTGTGTTCCATGAGAATAAGGAAAGTAAACTTCCATAGTCTTATCCTCTACCTTTGATAATTTATCAATTAATTCTTGTACTTTCATATTACTATCTATATATCCTTTGCAGGATGATTAACTAATCTTTTTGATACTATCAATTTCCATACTCCATAGTACAAACTCTCTATTGGAGCGAGTGCCATCTTTCTTAGCAGGGTTGATTCTTACTTCAATCTCACCATTATAGCCACTGTAACCTCGTATAGGGACGATGCTTGTAATCCAACAAACATCACATCTGGAGCAGCTAACTTTGTCACCAACCTTGTATGGTAGACTTTCGATATAATCATTTACGTAAGAACAAATCTCATTGTTAGCATCATTGATGATACTTTGTTGCTTGGCAACCTTTGCTTCTAATTCTTCTTTTGTCATATCTTTAAAATTATGCCCGAAGGCGTTAAACAATCAATTCATTAAATTTTCAACCACATTTGACAGCTTCCTTGCTTTGTCTTGCAAGAACTTAGGAAGATTATCGAAATCAGAAGGCTTTAATCTTACGATACACACCCAAGAAATTATTATATCGCAAAGTGAAAGGGTATTCTTGATGTTTATACCACCTATGCCCAAAACATTCTCCTTCAGAGCGATAACATGTCCATCCATTCTTTTTAAGAAACTCTTCCCAAATATGAACGTGCATAATATCATTTTGACAAATTTTGCCCAAGCTTTGCCCATCAATAACTTTCAAGTCGTAAGAATAATCTATATTGAACGGATAGATGCTACAGACAATACAAATTAATCCGTGACTATAAACTATATCACCCACCATATAACGAGGTGGTTTCCTAAATTCTTTCTGTGCCATACGCTTTACTTTTCTAAAGATGAATATATCCATTTACTTCACACAGAACCTTTTCTAGCAGGTTCTTTAGAATATTCAATTCATCATTTGAATATGTAGCTATAGGATAACCATCAAGGGTAGTTTCGCCAAAGAAGCTACGACTTATCTTTAATGAGTGTTTATTCTTTTTCATTTTTCTTTGCCTTTTACAATATTGTACACTTGTTTTAACTCATCTGTTGATAAGCGTTTGAAATCAAAAGAACTGATAGCGTAAATGAGCTTCTTGCGAAAATCCTCTTTTTTAATATCTGATATTTCCTTTTCTGTAGGAACAGATATTTGTCTAACATTCCATCTATCACTACCGCATTGCCAGCCAGAATCTCTTTTAAATCTAGCGTTATTAACAATAATTTGAGTCTTTGTCACTTTATCAACCTTGGCGATATGTCTATGATACATACTTGTAACTAGTACTTCATCGCCCTCAACTAAATCTTTAAGCTCTTTCATTACTCACCTCCTTGCTTTGGGAATAAATCGGATACATAACACCAGTATTTCCAGCCCATACCATTTTTACCATAATTAGAAAGCATTTCATAGACAAAAGATATTTTAAATATACCAATTGTGCCACCGTTGTATACTACTAAGCATTTTCCACTTCGTAGTAGAGGTTTTTCACTAGCAGGATGCCACAAGTTCTTCAAAAACTCATTGATAGCCCACTTAGCACCAAGCCCGATAGCTTCTTTGATGTCCTCTTTGTAGAACATTTCCTCTTTAGCATCATTATCGAAGACTACTTCTTCACCATTTAATAGAAATCTATCTTCATAGATTTCTTCCTTTGCAGCTTCTATTTTCTTATCGTCTATCATAATCTACCCTTTCTTTTTCTAAGTTCTAACATTCTCCTAGTTCTACGGCTTTCCTTGCCACTAGGAGGGTTGCCACCAAGCTTTACTTCTGGGATTTTATAGATGGAAGCTTCTTCATCGAGTGCCTTAACTACTTCTTTAATCAAGGCTTCTTTAAGTGATACACCAGTTGGTGTTACAATTATCTTTGCTTCGTCTCTAATCATTACTCACCTCCTGATAATTAAATCAAACAACTCATCTACGAATATCCAATCAGACAATTTGAACATATGGACTTGCTCTTCCCACATTTCTTGATATGTATCGCAAGTGGTTTTATCAAGTTCATCGTTCATATCGTAGAGCTTTCTAAAACCGACTTTTCTTGAGAACGCAAGAACCTTTCCGTTGTCATTACGTGGAACTTCGCTAGCTGGATAAAACAAGTCCTTCAGAAACTCGTTGATAGCCCACTCAGCACCTTTTCTAAAGCCTTCTATTTTACAATAACTGTCATAAGACATCTTATCATCAAAACAGATAGCTTGTGCAGCCTCTTCTATTTTCTTTTCATCTATCATAACCTGTACCTACAATAACAAATATAGCCCATGCTGACGCTATGCCAAATGATAACATACCTGCGCCCACAGAACCGAATATTAACCCTAATCCTACACTAATAAATGCGAAAGACGTAAATAATGCTATTATTTTAATTTTCATCCCTCACCTCCTTTCCATTCATCAGTTGTGCCAAGAAGGTGTGCAGTTTCCTCGTTGTAAGGGATGCACTCATCAAAACGCATACCTCCTACAGCTTCATACTTTCCACGTTTAAGTTGATATGCAAACTGGCAGAGACTCCAAGCAAAACATTCTTCTCCACGAATATCTCTCATCAAGCACCAATCCATAGGCTTGAACTCACACTTCTTTGACAAATCCACAATCTGTTTCTTCTCAGCATCCCAAACTTTGCCTTCTTTGGCTAGAGCATCAAAGAGTTGCTGCTTCTCTGAGTCCGTAGCAAGGCGAAGTTCAATATCTCCAACATCTTCTCTGAATGGTTCTTCTAGAAGAAGCTCATCATTCTGGCAAAGAACTGCATGGAATCCTATATATGCTCCTTGTCTCGATTGGAATATAGCAATATGTGTACATTTTTGTACCACAAGGGCTACTATATCCCCATTCTTGAACTTAGGCTTTTCTATTTCCCAAGTTTCGAGATTAAGTTTTCCACCCAAACGTTCCTCAATGGTTTTGAGGTAAGTCTTAGCAGCATTCTTATCTTCAAGAGCGTATCTTTCAGTTGTACAAAGGAAAGTTTCATTATACTTAACATTATTTTTTTCTTCACTATTAAGGTAATGCCTACCATAGAAATTGGTATAGGTATCATCGTACCATTTGTCAAAGATAACCTCTGTGCCACCATCATTACTTACCAGCACGTCTCCCTTCTTCCAAGCGAACCTAGACCAATCACGCATTTCCTTTGATGGAAAAACAACACATTCTCCGTCATCATACAATTTGCCATTTTTATCAAGATACCCTTCTCCACCGTTCATAAGACCAAACTTTGAATTATAGAAGGATATTTTGAAACTTTTATCATCCACTTCTTCTAACCTGCATTTACCACAAGCGGAAGAATATAACTTCGTTCCTTGCGGCTTATCCTTTAGGATTTCCACTATATTAATCTCAGTTTCCATAACTAAACCAATTTTTGCGTTAAACAATACTGGTAGTAACTCATACTACCAACGTTTTTTGATATTTTTGGCAGCTCACCATCATAAGGAGTGACTTTCAAGCCATCAATGAAATCAGCATTCTCAGTTGATACCTCGGTATCATGCTCATTCATAAACACCTTTTGCGCTGTCGTAGAATGGCTTTCAGCTCTAAGCTTACCAAGTGACCGCCAAACCTGCTTGCGATGAATAAACAATCCATGCAAAGGAATAGTTCTTACTTCTACTTTTGTTCCCATAACCATTAGCTTGCTTTATATAGATTGAACCATACCTTGTTGCTCTGCTTATCCTTATAAACATTACCTTCAAGGTCAAAATAAACACGCCTCTTTTGATTGAACTTCTTTATCATTGGCTGATTATCTTTGTATGTAGTTACATCATACTCAACCAATGAAGAACCACGTTCATTCTTTGTTGGAGGATAACCTGATTCTCGTATGAAACGTACCTCAAACTCTTTATTTCCAATTTCAAAATTTACTGTAGCCATAACCTTAACCATTTAAAGATGATAATAACTATTTGATACCCTTGCGCCCAAATTGAAGCATCCCACGGCATCCGGCTTTAAGAAGCGTTTCTCTAACTTCTCCAAAGCCTCTTTATACTTCTGCTCCATGTGCTTGCAATGAAGTTTCTGAGCTAATTTAAGTTGCTCGACAACACCCTTGCGAGCAACTCTATATTGTTTGTCGGACATCATAGCCTTTATTCGTTCACATAGTTGATTACATGCTCTTGAGCTCGCTCATGCAAGTTGTCAAAAGCGTCTTCTATAACTTTAGCTGTCTGATCGCCATTAAGGTTCTCCAGCATTTCGCTTACTACCTCTATCTGCTGGTCTGTTGCTAAAGAACAAAACTTGTCAATAAGAAAACTCTTCTGTGCTTGGACGAGCATATCATCGAATAAATCCGATACATCTACACTAACATTATAATATGCCATAATTTGAAATTTTAAAAGTAATTAGTTGTACCACACATCATTTGGCATAAGAGCCAATGTCCATCCATACTCTAGTTCATACCTTAATATTTCAAGGGCGTGACTAGTTACAGATAAAAGACCTACAAAGTTATTTTCGTACTCCATATCCAAACCATTTAGTTACCATACTTGTAATGCAAATAATTAGCCTCTGAGCCGAAATAAAGCTCGGTATCGCTCATATTTGCCTCCGTCAAGTCATTCTCTACATCTTTATAAGAAGGCACGCAATCCTTAACTCTTTGGCAGAACAAAGGATATTTTGAAGAAACGTCTTCTCCGTCTTCATTATAGATATTAATCTTATCTACATTATAATATGGATAAGAAGAAATATTTCCATATGAATGGATAACCTTTCTACTCTTAACGGACACCACGATTTCAGCAGGTTTGTTAATAGCATCAAACTCGCAAGTAAAATCATCAAGTTGCGCCTCAAAAGCCGCATCATTAAACTTTTCAGATAAGTTTTCAAAAAACTTTTCCACTTTCTTCTTACAGTTTTTATGGTGTGTCTCACCTTTTTTAATTAGTAACCTTTATTTCTTAATTACGATGCAAAGATACAAAGAATATTCGAAATATGCAAATTATTTAATGTATTTCTTATAGCTTTTAACACTCTATAATAATACAAACAAATAATTTGCTGACGTTAACACAAAAATCCCCACCACTACATTATTATATATAGTGATGGGGTAAACACCAAATGGTATTTTGCCTTTGGGCTATTTTTCTTCCTTATCTACAATTTCAACGAAATCTCCAATGCCCAAACGAGCATTGTTGATGCAAGACGCAATCCAACCCATCAAGTAGGCTGAGGGCTCGCCGCCGTGTTCCAAGTCAGTATATTCCTCGATGGCATCGCAGACGTGAGAAGCTTCATGGCAGCAATAGTTCATCGACATAACCTTCTGACACGGAAACGAGACAAGAACGCCGCGCCTTCTGTCGCTCTTCCTGACAGCATCGGAATACGTAACGCCGCCGTAATCACTATCGGGAGCATTGCACTTGTCAAAACATGAATCTATCAGCTCTTTCAAGTCTTTACCGATGTGTACCCAAAGTTTCAAAGGGTAGATTCCGTTTCCGTATTCGTAATATCCTTTCTTCTTCATACCTCATCGTTTTTATGTTTTTCCCATCCTGCTTTTGAAAAGGCATACCAAGTATCACAAATGTCAAGAGCGAGAATGTAGCCTTGGTTAATACAAAAATCGCTATCAAAGCCTTCGATATGAACATACATCAGTGCTATAGTATCATAAGGAACGCTACGACCTTCAAGACAAGGGTTTTTAAAATTCTTAGTCTTGTATAAACTTGTAACAATTGGCACTTGAAGAACGTCTGAAATATTCTTAGTGCTAATCTCTATCGACTTCTTAAACTTCTTCATATTCTCAACTATTTAAATTTCTCAAAGTAGAACACAATTTGTCTATCAAAGTGCTCTTCGATTAAACCATAAGCAAGCGACATCTTTACTTGGAAAGAAGCCTTACCATTAAGCAATCCTTTAGCCTGTCTAGTAATCTCCGAACGAAATTGTTCCAAACTCATATCACGCTTACGAAGATTACAAGACCTGCAAGATGGCATATAGTTCTCCATGGAATCATCGCCATGGAATACAACAAATTTTCCCTCCTTGTCGCTCCACCGAGAGTAACAACCTCGATTTTTCGGAACAAGATGGTCAACCTGCATATCCTTATACTCTATACTCTTGCCGCAATAAGCACAATGCCCATCGTATTTGCAATATATTTTAAGTCTATCTTCTTTTTTCATAATCGTTAATTATGTAACCTACCAATATGCCACTTAGAGCAAACCTTGCATAAGTAAGGATGCCAGCCGGAAGCCTTCAACTTCGAATTCTGATTTAGAAACTCCCAAGCATCATCCTCGCTTTCATAAGCTACCTTCGTCTTCCAAGACTGACCTTTTCTAACCCAATGCTCAGGATCTGGATGCAAATGACAAGGAATGTATTTATTTCTTTTCTTCATAACTTCTTCAGAAATTTAAGTTGAAACCCTTCTGCCTTTTTTATTCCTGGGTATAGTTCCGTTAGAACCTCCCATGCTCTTGTCTTGTGCCGATGCCACATAGTAACCGGATGCACACGCTCACCACTTGGTAACACATAGAAATCTGCCTTAATGGTATCAATATGCTCATAGTTTGCAGCTTTATATATAGTTCCCTTGTTACCTATGGACGTATCGGCATAAGATATAAGGTACTTGATTTCCTTATGTGTTGCCCTAATATACTTATGCAAGAGAGATAGGCAAATCGTCTCGCTAAACTTTGGCATATCATCAGACAACCACATTCTGTCAAATTCCCTCACTTGATGGTAATCCAACACTTCGCCCTTTTCAGTCTTGATGTGCGGTCGGATTCCATACCCTATTTGCATTGCACCCCTTATCTTATCCTTATACAATACCAAAAGATTCAAGCAACTATTCTTCGTTACCTTGTGTGAAAAGTGATGAGGAACTATGATTGCATCTGCTTGCGCCTTATCGCACTCCATCAGCTTTATTCCCTTTTCCTTGCATTCGTAACCGATAACAAATCCGCAGAAGCCTAGCACTGGAGACTTGTTCAACTTTCTTCTTCTCATATCAATGATACCTCCAAAAATAACGTTTGAAATTATCTAGCAAATGCTCTATACAAGCTTTGATTTCGCCTTCTCTCAAGAATCGGTTGCAAAAACCTATCAATTCATCACGTACCAACCCTCGTTTTAAGGCTTCGTCTCTCATAGCTCTTATAAGAGCATCCGTTGTTTCTTTATTCCCATTTCTTACAATAGGATTGCAACAAAACACCTTGCACATATCCATAGTTTCAAAACAGACTTAACTGCCTACTCATATTCTTTAATTCGTTATTAGCAAAATCTACTTGACGCTGGTCTATTTCAAAGCCTATATACTTTCTTTCAAGGTTTACGCAAGCTCTTGCCGTTGTACCGCTCCCCATGAATGGGTCTAGAACAACATCACCAACATTTGTCGAGTTTCTAATTAATATCTCCATCAACTTTACAGGTTTTTCAGTCTGATTAATCAAACCATCCTTATCCTTGCGCTTGTTGGTTGGAATAGGAACACTCAGAATGTCAGATGTACCACATTCATTTATCGGTCTATCACCACCTTTGCGTAGCATGATGATATACTCTTTCTGTGCCATATAATAGCGGCCACATATTTTTGCGCACTTATCCCATATTAAGCATTTGGTAAAATGGAACTCACTCTTTCCTACCACATCAAGAAAGTGCATTAAATTATAATCATTACACATAAGATAGCAATGCGACCTATCCTTTAATATCCGGTACAAATCATTGATGTAGTCCGAAATATCAATATCGTTACTCTTGAATATTTTGCCCTTTCTTGTTTGAGATTCCGTCCAATATCCTCCCATACTCCCTGAGCCACCCCTAGACTGAACCGGATAAGCCACATCGGAACATACGAGGTCTATGCTATCACTATCAATCAGCTTTAAAAGCTTTCGACAATCACCTTGATAAATTCTATTTAACTCCAGCATATCCAAACATATCTTTTTGATTAAACAATTCTTCCTTAATTCTTCTTTGTGCCACCTTGAAATAATCCTCATCCAATTCAAAACCAAGGTAATTCCGATTTGTCCGCATACAAGCCAGAGCAGTACTTGCGCTGCCCATAAAGCCATCAAACACCAAATCTCCTTCGTTCGATGATTTCAAGATGCATTGCATAAGCAAGGGGATTGGCTTCTCGTTCTGATGTACCAATTTATCTGATGGAACTCTATCAAAGTCCCATACGTCCTCCAAACGCTTGCCATTTATGGTTCGTCTGCCTTTATTCAAATACAAGATTGGCTCGTAACATTGACCATATTGCGCCTCTAAATCTCCAGCCGTATGGTTGTTCTTTCGCCAAATGAGCACATTCTTAATGGTAAACCCTGCGTTCCTCGCTTGTTGCATAAAAAAGTCCAAGGTCTTGGCACTACAGAAGATATAAGCAGCACTATCATCCTTCAAAATCCGGTAGCATTCGCTCATATAATCAATAATCAATTGCTCATTATCGTCATTGAGTATTTCCTTCGAAAAACGATGGTCGTCTGCTCTCCATCCGGTCTTATAGGAGATACAATATGGTGGGTCAGTAACAATTAAATCTACTTTCCCGCTCTCTATTTGTTTCATTCCTTCTATGCAGTCGGAATTGTATATTCTATCAAATTCAAGCATATCAAATCTCTTTTATAGCGTTAACATAAGCTTCATGAGCCTCTTGTTGCGTATCAAAGCAACCTATATATATTTTCTTTTTACCTATCTGATACTGCGCTTGCCATTTTCTTACACTCTTATTCCAAGTCACACCCAAGTATTCGGAAGAGGTTTTCTTTGCTATAGCAGAATAAATCACATTGTATCTTGCGGTGCAATACTCCAAGTTGTCTACATCGTTATTCGTCTTGTCGAAATCCTTATGATTCACCATCGGCAACGCTTCTGGATTCTCCAAGAAAGCCTGAGCTACCAAACGATGGATATAAAACATCTTGCGCTTTCCATTCTTGTAAAGCCATACCTTCAGATAACCTTTTGGTGTCTTGCAAGGTACGATTTCCTTTAATTGAGACGTTCTCCCAATAGTAAAAACATGTCCCAGCTTGCTAACATAATACCTTTCGTAATTCTTTATAGGCTTTATATCACCAAGAAACCTTGTTATACATTTATCTTTCATTGTTACCTCCTTTTTCAAAGAAACTTGAATATATGGCTTGTGCCTCCTTTGTATCTAGCAAATCAATATCATTGTAAAACCTTCTGTACACAACGCACAGCCTTTCGTCATTTCCGGTTTCTCTTGCTTTAGCTATTTGCTGACAAGACTCCATGAGAAATGCACTTATCTTCTCATAACTTCGCTTCTGTGTCTTCTTTAGCATATCCATGCTTACAAAGGTTTTGTAATGGATGATATGCTTTTCTTGCTCGTATTCTGTGAGTATAAGCCCTTCCGGAATAGCAAATACCACTCTTCTTGTCTTGTCATCACTATAGAGCTGAACAGCACCTGTAAACGATGTATATATCTTTTGCAATATCTTGAGAATCGGTAAGTCTTTTTTCAAAAACCTTTCTGCAAATCTCTTCAGAAAATGAACGCTCATAGCAAAACAATCTTCGCTATACCCCTCGTTTCTACTCATAGGAATATACTCGTTGGTTTCCTTCAGATAAATGAACAAACCGGAAGCAAATACATCGCCATGTTTTACACCTACAACGATGAAATAATCGGCATTAGGTGTAGCAAGCTCAAAGGTCTTTGTTATTTGTCTTACGTTCTGCTTTCTCATTTCACGTTTAAGCTCATTAGCTTTTCGCATCTGAAACTCATAGATTCTAGCTTCATCTAAGTTTCGTACTCTACGCATCTCTCCCGATGTCATACTTGCTGTTATCATGCGCATTCCTCCTTTTTTATTTTAGATAGCCAGCAATCCCAGATTCTAGTAGCTACATTAGCCATCATAACTGGAGGCACACACATACCACAGGCAAACCAAGGCTTCATACCATTAAAGTCATAATCCATAGGGAATGTTGAGGCTAAAATCGTATCATGCGCCGACATATAGCTTGGATTATCAAAATACACAAGTCTATCTTCCATTGCTGATATAGTATTGCATACCTTATTCTTTTTAAGAAACATATTATTGAACATAGAAAGACGATTATCCATCCGCTTGACAATATCACCGATAGAATTGTCCTTTTCGTTTCTATACTCCCAATACTTCATCATTCCTTTAGGAATCTGTCTTCCATTATAGTCCGAGAACTCATCCAAGACAATTTCTTTCTCGTTGAAGTCCATATCTATCTTAGGCACTCGCTCGAACAAATCCTTCTGAACCATAAACGGCTTGCAAAGGTCTTTGCGTAATCCTAGAAAGAACACCCTAGGTCGATTCTGAGGAACACCCATATTACGTGCATTAAGCAACCAATGCTGCAAGATATATCCGGCATTATCCATCTGCTTGTAAATCTCTTTCACGTACTCGATAGCTTCACCTTGCAACAAACCTTGGACATTCTCAAAAACCACCACCTTTGGCTTTAGTTCTTTAGCAAGGTCAATAGAGTAGAAAGCCAAATCGTCAAGCCTTTGCGCCTTCTGACCTTCTCGGAATACTTTTTCCTTTCCCCAAGCCTTTTGGCGGTCACCTGCAATACTGAATACAGAACATGGGAAACTAGCATCCAATATATCCAAATTATGCAACTCTTCTTTCATAATATGCCCCCCCATATTGATATTGGTAATCAACTCACGAATATCACAATTGAAAGAATACTTGACATCGTGATTCTTCAAGTACATCTTCATAACCTTTGGGTCTATCTCATTACAGGCTACAACATCGTAGCCAGCTAGTTTGTAACCAAAGGAACTTCCACCTCCACAACAAAAGCAAGACATCACCTTACCTTTGTCTTTTGTGAAATTAGCATCTTTTTTAGTCCATCTATAAGGGAACTTGTGCTCGTTTTTATACATTTATCTACCATAAAAAACAATCGTTAATAAAAACCGATGTATAAAAATAACCACAAGTAATATGGTTGTAAAAAAGGGACTCTAACCCTTGAATTTAGATTCTGTTTTCTTCGGCAATGCGTCTTAAATAATCATCCGCTGCGTTATCATCTATTTTCGACTTAAGAGACATTCCTGTGTTATATCCTATCATTAAGGACACATTCTTGCTCTTTTTCTTGTTCTTTCCATATCGCCAGCCAAAGACCTTTCCTAGCCAAGCTATACCGACAATACTATCTGATACAACTATTGTCGGAAACAAAACAAATACTCTATATATCATCGCAATCTAATTGAGAGTTAAAAATATATCTATTCTGATTCAACCAAAGCTCCACGTAGTCAGCCGGGATTTTCAGAAATTCTTCGTATGTGTAGCATTTCTGCTGCTTACCACCTTTGTTCCAATAATAGGCAACTCCTCCCAAAGAAAAGAAGTCTATCAAGTCCATTTCCTTTCGCTCCGGTTCTTCACGCTTTTTCTTTTGCCTATATCTACTTACAGCAAGCAATATGAGACAAACGCAAAGCAACATGGAAACCAGTATCTCGAATATCAACCTTACGTCTTGCATCTTATTTTAAACACAAAAACACGAAACTACCGATTGCAAAGTCAAAGGAATAGTGACTCGGACTGCCTTTCGGTATAGTCCATCGGGTTTCGTGTCTCTAATATCTTATCAATTTCTTAAATCGCCATTTTATCCTTTTTTGTTCTGCGCTTGCAAAGATAAATAATATTTCGCTAACTTGCAAGCGTTTTAGTGCTTTTAATACTTTATTTGCATTATTTTAAACTTATCCTTTTTTGAAGTTCATTCCAAACTCTTCTTCCGTTACCTCATACATTACATCACCACATGCTACTCTTTGCTTGTCTTTTGCCATCAGTAATAAATTTCTATAAGGTATCTCTTTCACGACTTCTTGGTAAGATAAGTGCAGACTATCCATAAAAGATGCAATCTGTCCTAAGAGTGTATCGTTACCTATGGTCGTGGTTTTGCTATCATCCTTGCCGCACTCTTCGCCAAAATTGATAGCGTCTGAAAATCCTTTATAGAGATTAAGGAATAAGCCGTTTGTAAGCCATTGACAACCTCTTCAAGCGTTCCTTTAGATAATTCATCACTAATGGATTCATCGCCTTGTATGAATACGGACAACGCCTTGCAAGCATCATCCAAATTCTTAAGCATGCATAAGACTTCCGCTAAGGTCTTGCCCTCTTCGAAACTATCAAGGTATTTAGCCGCCTTGACCAATTTTATAATTGTAGGTGGTGAAACGTAATAAGCCCTTCCATTCACGATTATCGTTACGGTGTCCTCTCCAAGAATTGCATCCGTAACTAATTTACTTGCCTTACTCATGGTTCTGAATATTAAAAAAGGGGAACGGCATTAACACCATCCCCCTCTATCATTTGTTGCCTATGTCTTATTCTTGTTCTACAACCGCAGAGCCTTCCCATTGGTACTCGCCAGCCACACCATCGATCTCGCTTTCCATAGCAACGGCAGAAATACCCAAAGTGATATTCTTATCCTGCTGATCACCCTTGGCAACGATAGCCGCATTTGAGAAAACGATGTAGTTCCCTGTCTTGGTCTGAGCAACGATACACTTGTTGATATTAGCCAAATCTTGGCTAGAAGACCAACCTACTGCATCTGCCTCCGTTGTAGTCTCTTCTCCAGTTGCCTTGTACATCTTACCACCCTGCAAGTCTACCTTATTCTTCCATGAAAAGACACCAATAGAGAATGTAATTGTCTTAGCACCCTCATCGGTCTTGTCACGATAGTAAACCTGTCCGTTCAGCTCGTTCTTGTACTCGGTAACACTAGGGTCATCCTGAGAATATCCCCATGTTCCCTCATGGCTGTTCTTAACCTCTGTAGCGGTTTTCAACCATGTAGCCAACTTAGCAGGTGTATTTGCCTCGGTAAGAGGAGCACCATACCAAATTCTCTTGATTCCAATAAATGGTTTCATCTTATCTTACGTTTAATGTTTCAAAATCAATAGTAATGTTTGCGTAATGGCAACTCAACCTACTCTCTTGCTCTATGCCGTGGGAACGGATAGAATAGCGATACCATACATCCTCAGCTTTTCCGACCTCATTGTCGGACAGGGTTTGAATAGCCTTCTTTAAAAGCTCGTTCAATTGAGGATTAGCCTCGCCCTCTATATCTTTGAGCAATATGTTTACCTCTATAGTACAATCGTTGAAATATGTCTTGTCTGCACTCATGCGCTTAGGAATGATTACTATCATGCCTTCATCAGGAATCTTCTCACCGACCAAAGGTCTTTCCCCCTCAAGTCCACCCTTTGTCAGATGTCCTTTCAGTCTTCGTTCCAATCCCATAAGTTCCAAGTCATCATAGATTACATGACCAGCATCTATTTCTGTTATCATCGCATATCCTCGATTTCTTTCTTGATATACTGAATACCCGAATCTATAACATCATATCCCCTAGAGGAAACATCAGACGCATATTCCGCTTTGTTGCCAAGGGTCAAGGTGTGGTCATGTACATTACTATAGTTAGACCTTCTGAGATTACCTGTGCGGTTTCGGTAGTTTCCGTTAGCCTTATCAAGCTCAACAGCAGTTTTACCTAACCTGTCAAGAAATTCATCTACTTCCCTTTCTCCCTGTGCAAAGAAAGCGTCTATCTCATCCTTTATAACATCAGACATAGATACTCATATAACCAAGATAATTGCACTTAGGGGCATTATAGACCTTTCCACCTCCTCGGTAACTTCCATCATCGGAATATACTTTGACTTCATCACCTTCGGAAATCTGGCACTTGTCACAAACAATATGATATTTCGGTGTATATATGCTACCATTATCGGTAGTGAAATGCTCGGTAGAGTTGTCATCGCACCGACAACGCCCCATTTCTTTCCATTCCTCAGAAGAGCTAATGACCTCGTTGTACTTGTTGACAACCTTATTCACGAACTTTTTCTTTAATATATGAGGGGAATATAACATAACCTAGACATTTACCAAATATCAGACTTATCCGTGATAGTGGAAAGCCCTAAAGCTGCCACCACTTCATTATCCGGAGTAACACCATACTTACGGCAAAGCCACATATAGTATTGTCCTATCCTAGAGTAGTCCCAAGAGACAGAGAATCCATTTTCGTTCACATTGCTCATATATGGGGCAAGCATAAGTTCCTCGATTACGGAAATCATCGCCTTGCCTACAACCTGCGAATTATCAGACGTATATTCTTCGTCAAGGTCTATACCTAACGAAATATCTTCCAATTGAGCATCCGTTATATTCCAAGCACGCAACTTCTGCGAAATGTATTCTCTTATCTTCATGTGACATCATTATTTCTGAGCCTGACTCATAGCCTCAGCGATTTTCTTTGCAGCCTCTTGCTCGCTCTTAGCCTTTTCGTCAAGTTCCTCTTCTACATTCTCCTTTTCAGAAGTCTCTTCGGTTGACTCGGCAGCATCCTTTTTTGGGGTTTTCTCCTTTTTAGTCTTGCTCTCCTTCTTCTCCTTTAAGACTTCCTTCTTAGGTGTCTCTTCTGATTTTTTATCTTCATCCTCTTTAGGATTTTCTTTTCCATCATTCAAGACTTCCTTTTTAGGAGTATCTTTAATTTCCTTATCGTCTTTTGGAGATGCAGAACTATTATCGTTCTGCACCTCCAACATCTTGCAAAGCTTACGTTCGATAAGGGAGTTCATGCGTTCTTCGTCAAAGTCCAAGATTGCACCTACTTCATAGATGGTGTTAAAATGGAACTTATCACGGAACGGACTAATTACCTCACCTCTCATAAGCCTAACCTACTGCTTGTGTTGAGTCCAAAGAATAGATAGCATCAACGTTATTCAAGATAGGAACAACCATTGCTTGTGAGCTGGTGAACTCACGGAGTGGGTCGTTGGTAGAATAACGACTAGCCAAGATATACTCATCGGCTGACTGATAAGTAACACCTGCAACTGGTCTTGTAGCTTCGGCTACGTTAGTCCAGAACAAATCACCAAGGTTATCATAGCATGTAAAGGTCATGTGACCCTTAGCCCAAGGGTTGTGTGTTCCCTTCTTGCCGTTAATCTCGGTCTTGATTGTACGGGCTACACGTACCAAGTTAGTCTGCCACTTATTTCTGAAGATAGAAGCAATCTGCTCAAAGCTCAAAATAGGAATATTGCTATTACTATTGGTTGCAATGCCTTGATTGAAGGCAAACTGAGCACGAACCTGCTTGTTCTTGCCAAGCAACTTGATTGTGTAATCATCAAGATAACAAGTAGTGATGGTATTTTGATCTTCCATCGCCTTGTCGTAAACCAATTGGATGTCATCAAGAGGAGTTGCATCCTCTGCGTCCCAAGCCTTAGCACCGTGACCGAACTTATTCTTCTCGGCAAAACCTACATCAATTCGGATACCAGTACCACCGGAACGAGTTGCCAAAGCTACACCTGTTGACAGCTCACTGAGGAACATATCTTCAATACGCTCGTAAACCGCCTGAATACAACGAGGAAGGTCTGCAAACAAGTTACGCAAAATCTGTGGCTGAGGCAAACGTTGCGCAATCATGTTATCCAAATCCTTAAGCTGCTTCTCTGACATGTAAAGCTTCATACCAACCTTTGGGATTTGACCCTCAGCGGTTGAAACCTTATCACGGCTCTTCAATGGAAGTTCTGCATCCATTGATACAACATCAGCAGCAACTCGTGTGTATTCCGCAGTAATTGATGCCCAGCGTCCGTCCTGACTATATGTGTTAGTCAAGTGGTCTCGGTACATATAGGTCAATGCAGTCTGATTCTTGCCGTTCAACTTCTCTACTACACTTGCAACAAGTTGTGGGAAGTATTTATTGACCAACTGAAAATAAAGTGATTTTTCCATCTGTTATCCTCCTTCTTTTAGTCTTTGTCCATGGTTGCATCAGACTCATCGAACTTGTTTGCATCCTCATCGCTAACCAAAGCAATCTTTGGCATAGCTGTAAGGAACGCATCCGGATAGTCTGCACCATTTGCAGCCTTAGCTGCTACCTTGTTAACTTGTCCAGCAGTCATAATTGCCGCTGGCTCACCGTTCAGAATGGAACGATAGAGAACACCCGCATACTTGTAATGCTCCAATGGGTCGCTGGCAGTACCCAAAGCCTTATAATTGTCTGTTTCAATAGGCAATGGCTTGTAAGTCCCCTTACCATCTGTCACGATAACACGACCTGCGTAAAGAACTTCATCTTTTACGCCTGTCCAATCCAAAGCACGACCGCCCTTGATGTCGCCTTCCCATTTCTGGATAATGACGGAATCCTCACCAAAGACAATTTGCTTTTTTGTAGTCTTCAATTCCTGATTCATGTTTTTCAATTTTTAAAGTGACTGAACTAATGATGCGGCTACATTGTCAACGTCCTCCTTTGTTGGCTCGCCCTCGCTAGCACGATAGCTGCCCCCGAATTGTGGTTGTTGCAACGCCTTGTAGTTGTTCGCTACCTTGGAGAGGTATGTTTCGATAGCTTCATCTGTAGCATCATCGCTCAAGGTGAAACCCTCGTTGATACGACTTTCGGGAATGCCCAACTCCTTAGCCTTTGATAAAATCTTCGCATCGTGGTCTGCCTTTGCCTTTGCCTTTGCAGCAGCCTCTTCCTTAGCCTTAGCCTCCTCAGCTTGCTTTTGGATAGTTTCTTGCAATTCCTTAATGGTCTTGCTTTGCGTCTCCATCTGTTCGTTGTAAGTCTTGGCTTGATCGGTGTTCTTTTGAGTCAAGGTCTCTACGAGTTTCTTGAACTCTTCACGTTCCTTGGTTCTTGCTTCCTCTGAAGCTTTCTTCTCTGCTGCCTGCTCTTCAAAGTATTTTTTGAGATAGTCCGGCATTTCGTTTTTCTTTGCCAATTCCTCCAAGCGTTTCCTTTCGGCTTCTTCAGCGGCTTTCTTGGCTTCTTCTTCAGCTTTCTTCTTAGCTTCTTCTTCAGCAGCCTTGCGTTCCGCATCTTCTTTAGCCTTCTGTGCCTCCTCGAACTTTTTCTTGGCATCGGTAACTCTGCGGTCATTGTCCTTTTGCAAGGACTCCAAAAAATCCTTTTGACTAGCAACCACTGTCTCGATGTTGTCATCAGTAACAAGCCCCATCTTATCAAGCATTTCGGCATGTGCCTGAAGAACTTCATCACCTAACCCAAGAGACTTATACTCTTGTTTTAGTAACTGGAAAATTTTCTCTTTCATTCTTTCGATATATTTGTTAAAACTAGTGCAAAGATAATACGAAAAGAATAATTATCACACTAATCTGTTTGCAAGTATCTCACTTTTGCCTAAAAGTGAGCAATAAGGGCATTTACAAGCGATTTAAGGCTATTTTATTATGAAATCGTATACTAGTAGTAATACAAAATTAAACTCGCATATAACGAAAAAAACGCCAAACATCCTCACGGACATCTGACGCATGTCGAATAAAAAGAACCTAAACATTAATCATCTAAAAGTTTATAACATTTCGCATATAACCCAAATGATTCAAATTAGAATAAAACCGTCCATCACGCTCTATGAATTTACCGGACTTCACAATCTCACCATTATGCAACATTGCAAACTTAGAACCATGAGCTGTCCATTTATTCATTTCTTTCATATGTTCATTAGAACCCCAACCATATTTCTTGATAGTAGGATAAATGAAACGTTCAAAGCAAATTTGACTATCTGTTTTATCATGCTCGGAGCAGATCGGGAGCACTCCATTATGTGCGAACCAATAACCTGCCTTGTAGAATGGATGGCAATTCTTGACACAGACAGAACCATGAGTAGCAAATCTGAAATGTATGATTACATTTTCATTTATATCTCGCTTAATCAATCTACGGATAAATGTAGAGAAATGCAAACTCTTGTAATGGTCAGACTCGCTCACGAACCCACAACCATCTGGATTTCTCATATACGCTGCCCTCAGCTCATCTACGGATGGTAAAGCAACACCTTTCGGACATACAATAATAACACACATATCTTTACCCTTTCTTTTTTCTTTGTAATACTTTGTTTTTGTGTCCTAGGGCTTTTACCCTAGGACTACATTAATTAATCATTATTGGCTGCAAATGCATCCTTACGGCTCTGGAAGAAAGCCTTCTCTTCTTTATTCAAGAAAGGTATATCTTCGATATTCATAACCTCACTAGTGAAGACATTGTTTCGAGACCAACCGACAAGCTTTGCGCAGAACTTAACCCACATTTCAATCTTCTTATAATTGGTTGAACCTTGATGCTGGCGAAACTCGATAGTCTTGTGACGTGTATAGCTCTCAGCATTTACCTTGTAATATCTATCTCCATGAAATACATTACGTCTAATATCGTAATTGCCGTGGCAATTAGAGAAATCCTTGTCAAGCAAGCTGGCTGCCCAACGGCAATTACCTCTTCTTGAAGGAGCCATGAAACTATCAATCAATCTTTCAAGCTTCTGATAATTCTTGAAAACGTTAACATACTGCTCACCTGTCAACTTAGCTGCACCGATATGAACGTGAAGACCACAAGTAGAATTAACTCTTGCACCTACAGCATCCAAAGACTTGATAGCCTTCTTCAAAGTTGCCATACCATTTGTATTGCCATTCAATACCGGACTTACAACCTCGTTAGGGTCAACATCACCACCAACTGAAGCATCACTAACAATCTTGAAATAGCTCTTGTTATCGGTGTGGTTATAACCCTCAGAATGAATATCAACACCATTCTGACGACCTGCCTCTATCAAGGCATTGCGCTCGGCATGAACACATTCAATCTCAACACCGAATGTATAAACGAATCTCGTAGAAGTTGAACCGCTTGGCAAACAAACCTTCAACATATCGGAGATTTCTTTCTCACGAAGACCGCAAGCCTTCAATGCAACAATCTTTTCGTTGCGAGGCATCTTTGACTTCTTGATTTCGTCAATAGTCTCAATTAATGACTTCTTTGAACTTGCGAATGAAAAACCAGTCTGCTTAGACATAATCAATTGTGCTAGTTGTTTCGGGTCTTACCCCTTGGTGTCGCTCTCACCTTATTGAGTGAAACTTGTCACTCGGCAAATCAACCAACTTATCTTGATTGACGATGCAAAGATACAAATAAGTTTCGAAACTTGCAAGTTTTTTAATGTTTTTCTTTGTTTATTTAACTTACGGTAACTGATATATGTACGTTATTAACAATTACCCTCTTTATATACCTTATTATATATAAAAAAGGCTTCGATGTTCACACACCAAAGCCTAAAAAACTTTACTAACTAATTACCAATTTTTATCGACTATCTTTTTAAATCATCACCAATATCTTCTTCTACTCCCAAATCCGGTAGTCTATCATACGCTTTTTGGTCATCACCTCCTTCAGACTTGACACCTAGCAGGTAACCATTCCGAAAAGCATAATATACCAGCTTTTCCATATCTTTAGCCGTTGCATTATCTGTCAAATGTAACGTGGCATACAATCCCATCAAGAACTTCCGTACATCTTTCGGATATACTTTATTATTCTTCTCTAAAGCGACTGCCATTCTTAGTGGACTTTTCATATTCTTCTAATTTTCGTAAAACCATCAAACGAAACACAAAAGAGAACCATTCCGCTTGTCTCCCTAGTTCATAGACTTATTCGCAACTTTATTCGTCCCATCTGCTTCCTACGTTTACCCGTTGACAGATGTCCGAGATTCCAATAGGACAAACATCACGGCTCTCTTCTTGTGTATCATTGTGCCAACGGAAGGATTCGAACCTTCGACCCTAGGATTAAAAATCCTATGCTCTGCCACTGAGCTACGAAAGCGTAAAGGAATGGTTGGATTTGCACCAACGCCCCCTTGGTTACCAAGCCAAGTGCTCTACTACTGAGCTACATTCCTCGTAATATGCAAAAAGTACTCGTGGTGCAAGGGAGATTCGAACTCACCGAACCCACAATGGGAATAGATTTACAGTCTATCTTCTTTAACCGCTTGAATATCGCACCTTTTGTGGAACATATACCAATTCCACCTTGTTGCCCCAAGCGGATTCGAACCACTAATGACAGAACCAAAACCTGTAGTGTTGCCATTACACCATAGGGCAATTTAGTACTGCATAAAGGATTCGAACCTTTGAATACCAGCGTGAAAAGCTGGCGACTTAACCACTTGTCTAATGCAGCAACTAGGGTCTCTCACCCTTATAAGAGTTTCCTTGTTATAGTCTAGCTGAGCTGGGGAACTTGGGAACCCTGCCGTAAACTCCTAAGTCTTGACTTATTATGGTAGAAGCGACCTCTCAGAAGGCCATCTGTTTCAAACACGATGCAAAGATAAGCATTTTTTCTTATTCCTGCAAGCGTTTTAGTGTTTATTTATATTCTTTTGATGTATTTTACATCATTTATCCATTCGAAGAATACCACAAAGGGTTTCTACAAGTTTCTTTGCGTCATCACCTTTGATTTCGATAACATTTGAAAATCCATCAAGAGCATCCTCGCCTTTCTGTTCCTTATCCAAACGCTTACGGAGAGCCAAATCTGGATTCTCTACCAAGATAGAGTCCAAAGCATAATTGCAAATGCGGCTTGCAAGTTCCTCGTTACCATTCGCATCACGCACAAACTCATTCTTTCCTTCAAGAATATCCATAATCTCGTTGTACTCTTCAGCATTCTCACAATTACGTGAAAGCATACCAATTACCTTGTAGCGGTCAATCTCAAAGCTGACCTTTAATTTGTCTTTATTCATTCTTTCTATTTTTTTAATAATTAAACATTATACCAAAAACCCCTTTCATAATAAAGTCCTCCCTTTAACTCATACCGGATAGCATCTGACTCTTTGCAAAGCTGACGGATTCGTATATACAAACGTTTGTCCAACTCTTCTTCAAACAAAAGAGACAATTCCTTCCAATTGTCAACAACAGGAGCAAACCAAGGATATTGCTTCTTTACAACCTGTAGCTCATCCAAGGTTACGTGTCCGTATTCTACCATGTCATAGCATCTACGGAAGTCACTATTGTCTTTAGGAGTATCCAAATCTTTCTTTCGTTTTACCCCCATCAATGCACTCCACATAGTCATTGAAGAGATACCAGTATCACAAGTGGCTATCCACTCTATCATTCTTTGCTTGTTCATCTTCTTTTATATAAATCACGCTAAATCGCTTTATTAACTCTTCACATGCTTCTTTAGTTATGATACATTTCTTTGAATCTTTAATGCCAGTAACCTTTTCACGAATAGCAGCATTCGTGTCGTACACTTCTTGTAGTTTTTTCTGAAACTCAATTACGTCTTCGTTGGTGAGTTTACCTTTCTTCTCAACAATCTTGTTTGTTATATCCTTATAAACACATTCGAGTTCAACATATAAACGAGCTTCTAACTTCACCATTATTGCGTGTACAAAAGTATCATAAAGTCTTTCCATCTTGTATTTCCTCCAAAAGTCTTTTGATTTCCTCGTTTTCTTTATTATCTATGCGAGCCTTTAAGATACTCTTGAATGCGGCATCCATTGCATCGTATCTACTGGAATATTCCTTACCATCCGTATGACACAAGCCTTCCTCTACACACCATGATGTAGTTTGCCAACAGAACTTATCTTTCGAAATGTTTGCAACACAAATATAGCAACCGAAATGCTCTAAAAGCCAATCAAGCACCATATCATAGCTTGGAGCGGATATTGCCGGATGCTTACTATTCAACTTTAAGGCAGCAGAAAACTCAATATTGGATTTCTCCCACTCGGAATTGGAGTAAGCAATATAACTGCCGTAATGCTCATTATATTTTCCACCCTTACGAATGCCACCCTTTGCTGTCCAAGGACTAGCATAAGCCCAAAATTCTGCTATCTTCTCATCGTAACCAACCTCCTTCAGAAGTTTGGCTATCTCAAAGGGAACTACCTTTGGTTTTATCGTCTGCTTATTTGCCATTTTCCACCCTTTTTAAACTGAACCCGAATCAGACTTATCTAATTCATCAATTGCCTGTCTAAGCAAAGGAAGAACCTTGTCCAAGTCTTCGAAATCCGGTACGACTTCATTCACTCGCAAGATTGCTTGACCTAACAAGCTCTTAATCTTTTCTCTGTCCATTGCTCTTCTCGGTTTGTTTCTCTAAGTCTTTTAAATCTACCTTCTCAAATCGAGGAACTGGCTTACCATCAATCTCAACATTACCAAAGAACATTTCCTTTGGTCGCACCCAAACTTCATGCTGTCCGCACACTGCTTGATACGCAACCTTAGCTTCAGAAGTCTCGCTATCAGTAACCTCACCAAGGTACTCATAGAAATTGCCCTTATAGTGTCGGTAAATCGGCTTACTGAATCCACCATGCAGCCAATCGGCTTTGCCGTTGATTTTCACGTACTCCCTTACCGCATCGCACTTACAGGACTTATTCAGCTCTTCTACCCAATCAAAGAAAGCTTGTTTGTCCTTTATCTCTTCACTTGATACCATGAAGAGATAAGTGCAAAGAAGCATCTTACCTGCATCAGTATCATATTTCTTGTTCACCTCTTCAGCTAATTGCATCATAGGTGTATCTAAGCGATAATTCCAACTCATAATCTACCCTTTCTTACTTTTTAAATTTGCCAAATCCTCTTTCAAACGTAGATGGAAATTATCTTCTCCATCATCACCGGAAAGAAGCCAATCAATTCTTTGGGCATAAACCTGAGCTTTCTTCAGAAGTTCAATACCCTTTTTGAATTCCTTGATAGTCTCTTTAGATAAGCCATATCTGTTAGGCATCGTATGATGATGTTTTCTAACATACCTGTCTTCATCCTCTTCTAACCATCGGTCTTCGAGAAAGCATCTTTCGTCTTCCTCATCCAATGGATGACCATCAACATAATCTTCTATCTTTGTATATATGTCAGCAATCCGATACTGAGCATAATCAAAACGTCCACCACTCATTGACTTTTAACTTCAAACTTGAACTTACTTCAATGCACTCAACCTCGCTTCTAGCTGTTGGATTATGTTATCTATAGTCTTTCCCCTATAATCAATAGCAATATCTTCCAGCACCTCAATCTGAGCCGCAATTTTTAATCTTTCTCTTACTACTGTCATAATCAAACTTGTTTATTATGATGCCGTGCTTGCAAAGTTGTAATGCACGATATAAACATAACCGCCATACATCTTTCCGATTGTTACTTCAACGAAATCAAAGATAATGTCGCCATCCATCTTGTAAGAAATCAAAGGCTCAGTTGGGAATGCATGGTGTTCTGTGTTGAAACGATACACTTCTTGTGATAGTAACTGCTTGAATACATCAACCTCACCATCCTTTGAAAAAACACCTTTAAACTCATCTTCATTGTCAATTGCAACAACTACTCCAAGTTCACTTCTGACACATACACCTTCATTTCTACCACTTTGTTCATTATACAAGACAGGTAATGTGTAAACACCTCTTGATTCTTCCATATGCTAATTCTTAATTTTGTATTTTGTTTTTATCCTTCAAGTTGCTTACATTGAGCTAAGTCTATTGCGTACGCCCAACGCTTAGGAACAAAAGACATCGTAGGTACGAACCTATCCGCACGCTCAACACATACATCTTGCGTCCGGTAAATCAATCCGTCTGAGCCTTTTACTTGCAACTCTACTAGAATTGTATGGTCTAGCATCGGGAACTTATCAATATCATGCCAGACTTCACCGCCTTCAAGAAAGGTAGGCTTTATATGGTTCATCTTTGCCATAAAGTACTTCATGTAAAATGTTTGACTTATATTCGTTAGTTATGGTCTCGCAACTACCAAAGCACCACAAATCCTTGGATTGCTCCTTGTGTAACCTTGATGACTTTATATAATAGCCATTGTTGACATCATAATGCTTACGTACCATGATATTGTCGTTTACCACTCCGACCTCATCATCCGTAATTACATAGAACATTCGACCATCACTAAATGCATTTAAGCCTTTATACACTCCATTAGAGACAACCATCTTTTCATAGCCGTTCGTCTCCCAGTTGGCATAATCCCAAATGGTTTCCAAATCATCATCATTCAGAAGATTATTATCAATAATAACCTTGCCGATAACCTTGAATTTGCCATCTTGCATCATTGCCTCAACGACAAATTCATCGGCAGCGTTGAAATCGCTAATCTCTATGGGTCTCATAATACTTGTGCTTAATATTCTCGTAAATCACCCTCTTTGCTGCCTTTGCTCTTCTGCTATTATCAGAAAAGACATCATCATACAAAGACATATCTTCACTCTCAAAAGCCACATGCTCACCTTTATAGCAAGCATCAAAGCGGCATCCTTTTTCGGACTTAGCCGCAGTAAACTTTATCTTACCAAACTTAATCTGCATAAGCCCTATCCTAGAAAAAATATTAATGATACTATTTCAAGAGCAAATAAAAACGCTAACGCATTCTCAATTGTGAATACCTTTTTCATTGTTTCAATACAGTTTTACGTGTGTCTCACGTTCTAAATTTATATTGTAAGGGGATTTCATATCCCCTTTGTTGTTCTTACTTCAAAACTCGATAAGTTTTATCGAAATCATTAAAACTCTTCAAGTAACCTTTCTCGGTCAAAGAGTTTAAAATTTCTTTCAACTCATCCCTGGTATTATCCAAATCGAAATCATACAAATCTTCAAAAGTAAAGTACTTGTTACCTCCGATTACATCAGCCATCACTCCGATGTTGCCATAAACCATTGTCTCTTTCTTACTCAATCTAGTATTCATAACGAATCACAGTTTTTATGGTGTGTCTCACCTTTTTAATTAGTAACCTTTATTTCTTAATTACGATGCAAAGATACAAAGAATATTTGAAATATGCAAGTTGTTTAATGTATTTCTTTTATATTTTAACGCTTATTATATATATGGGCGAAAAATTAACTTTCTGTAGCAGAAAAAGCCAAAGAATCCACCATTTCATTATACATATTACCTTTATGAGCCTTAACCCAATGGTGACATACTCCCTCGCTACTTGCAAGGAATTGTTGGGTGACTATCGTGGCTGCGCCCTTGCGAGTGCTTAGGTGACTTACTACCACTCCCCAATTCGGCAATGCCCTGCCGAAGTATATTCTCAGCTGCAAAGAGGTCTCTAGGATGAACTGCACCACAACTAGGACAAGTCCAAATCCTATCACCCAATGACAGCTTATCATTCTTATAACCACAAGTACAAAGGCGGCTCGATGGGAAGAAGCGGTCTATCTTGTGAACCTGAACACCATACTTCTTCGCAACGTGCTCCAACTTCACAACGAAATCGCCATGAGCCAAGTCAGACATTTTTCGTCCCCAATGCCTTGTCATTCCCTCCAAGTTCAAATCCTCCAAACAAATCAAGTCGTAACGCTTACATAATTCGTGAGCCAACTTCCACTGGAAATCGGAACGCTTATTCACGATGTTTCGATACAATCGCTCCAACTCCAGCTTCTTGCGTTTGCGGTTGTTGCTTCCCTTCTTGCACTTCGAGAAGTTGCGAGACCTGCGCCTAAGCTCCTGCAAATCCTCCTTTAGGAACAGAGGATTATCAATCTCACGCCCATCGCTCAAAGTCATGTACTTCTTCAATCCGAAGTCGATGCCCACGGATGCACCATCGTGTGACTTTCCGTAAGGTTTGGCTTCTTTATCTAAGCAAAGGATAATGAAGTATTCGCCCAGCTTGTTGCGCTTGATTGTCACCCTCTTGACCTTGCCATCGTAGGGACGGCTCAGAGAGAACTTGAAGGATTTCTTAATACTGCTAATAGTCAAACAATTATCTTTTAAAGAATATCCGTTTTGTTTATATACTATTGATGAAAAATCTATAGCCTTCTTAAATTTTGGTGGACGCTTCGCATCATGCTTAAAAAAACGCTTATAGGCTATATCTAAACGTTCCAATATCTCTTGGACTGTTTGAGCACACAACAAATTGCGTTTAATGCGCTTTGCTTGATGCTTTTGCATATCATGCAACTTGATATACTTATGATATAACTTATAGTATCTCTTCTGCAAGGCGAGAGCATGATTCCAAACATAGCAAGCCTCTCGGAACATCTTATCCAAATGCTTCGTCTTCTTCGTCCGATATAGCTTGTACTTGCATGAAATCATATTCCTAAATTTTAAACAGTTTTTGAAAGGTGTGTCTCACCGAAATCCACTTGCAAAGATACAAAATTTCTTCCATATATGCAAGGAAATAGGCAAGAACTTTCACCGAAATTCTAATTAAGTGCAGTTTATTGTGTGCCTCACCTTATGTTATGTTACGCTACCTTGGCTAGCGTTTCTTCAGCAATCTCTACCCACTGGCAAGCATCCTTGCGAAAGAACACCTTGCTAGGGATAATCTTACCATCGACCTCTAAAACATCACCATTACACTTGAATGTGTGGTTTCGGGTCAATGGTATCAAAAGGTATGTATCACCCTCTTTCTTGTCGTACACAAGCGTCAAATCCGTGCCGATAACCTGTGATACCACCTTGCGCTCATCTGAGCTTAAAACGCCAATTCTGCCATCATGCTCAACGTAAAGAGCATCCATCAAATTCTTATCCATATCTTTGTTCTTTTTAATCGTCAATAATCTTGTTATGCAGCTACTCTTATAAAGTTGAAGAACTTCATCTGCCGCCAAGCTTGTTTCTCAACGTCCCAGTACTTAACGCAGTCCTTGCAAGCGTAACCCTTGCCGTTTGGAGTGTAGTCAATGTGACTATCCATCAATGTGCCGAAAGCCTGACGAATCTCACCATTCATTTTCTGAAAATAGAACTCAACGACCTGCTTCTTCATGCGAGCCTTCAGCTTGATTACCTGCCAAGCTTGCTTCAAGCATTCTGTCCAACTCATGTAAGCACCCTTAAGCTGAAATGCTCTGTGAGCCATATTCATCACTTCTCTCATCATATTCTTAAATGTAGTAGCCATAATCTTTCAATTTTAAACGTTAAACTTAAATTACTTACTTTGCAAGTCCGATGCTCTCACGCAAGAAGCTCTTGGCCTCATCGTTGTTCATATTGAGCTTAGTTGTTATCATATTCAACATTCTATCAACGTCCTTTTGGGTGTTTATCCTGTTGCTTACGAACTCTATCATAACGAACTTCTGAATCAAGTTTCTTCTTATCATTGAAGTAGTCATATTGCTATACCGTTTTACGAGTGCCGACTCGGAGGTGCAACCTCAACTAAATTAATAATGTTCTTGTGACCTTTGTTTCTTAATCACGATGCAAAGATAACTAATTTCTTAGATACTACCAAATATTTTATTTAAAATCATAGATATTTAACATAGTGTTAACAATTATCTAAGATTATGAAAGGTTTATTAACTAAAATCTAATTTCTTAGATGTTTTTAGTACTTTTATTTGGTAGTTTCAAAAACTTTTCATATCTTTGCACCCATAATAACATTTAATATATTAGATATGAATATTCAAAAAGTAATCAAGAGACAAGGTTTTACTATTTCGCAGGTTGCGGCATTGGTAAAAAACCAAAGAGGAGGTATTGGCGTTAGTCAAGGTGCATTATCCTCTACATTAAATAACAACCCTGGTATTGAAAAGCTCCAAGAGATTGCTAATATAATAGGTGTATCTCTTTCTGAGCTTGTAGCGGACGAAAACGACCAACAGGGTGTTTCCCTTATCTGTCCTCATTGTGGCAAGCCGATAACTTTGCATATAGATAAGTAACGTGGGGTGTTCCTCACTAAGTTCAATAATTAAAAAGTATAGGATTATGAAGAAAATTCTGTTGATGTCCTTATTGTTTTCTTTTTTGTTGGTAGGTGTAGGTTGTAGCAACAAGAAGAAGGAATTAACAATAGAGGAGCAAATTGCAAGGAATGAATTGGCTGAAAAAATCATGTCAAAGAATCGTTGTGCTCAGATACGTGATATTGTTCTTGAAAAGTATTTTGGTAAAGATTGTAAATTACAGAAAAGTCACTTTACTGATTTATCAAAGAATTATGATTATGGTGAGTTTCAAGATGAAGGAATAGTCGATGGTGTCATTGATGGTAAAAATGGCACTTTTAACTTTACAATAAATGTTTCAGTTCCAATAACTTCTCCTGATGATTGGGAACTAGAAAGTTTATTTGTTAAAGATAAAGATAAAAAACATTATGTGTATGCTATAGTTCAAGGAAAATGGAAAGACCCAAAAGAAATTGAAAGAACAATATCTTCAATTTCTTCTGAAGAATCAGATGCTACATCATCTTCTACAAGCGAAAATAACGTATATGTTTCAGATGATGATTTACATTCTATTGAAAACGCACTTCAAATGGAATGGGATATTAGTAATGCTTCTAGTGCTGTAGGTGCAGAAAGTTCAAATGTCTTCAAGGTCAAAAAAGAAAGTGTCAGTGGAAATGAGGTAACTGTTTCTTATTCTTTGCGTTCAACCTATGGTGGTCAGAAGAAATTCGTTGATTTGCATGGTGTTGTCAAGAAGAATAGTGATGGCTCTTGGAGTGTCGTAAACTTAGGATATTAACAATTTAAATAAATGTGATTATGAAGAAGAAAGTGATAATTGCCATCATCGTAGCTATCGTTGTGATAGGTGGCGGAATTGGTGGCTACGTGTACCATTCCAACCAAGTTAAGGCAGAGAATGCTGCTATTTGCAAGTCTAAGGCTAAAGATATACGTATGTCTTCGATTCGCCTTATATATGGACTAAAATTTATAACAGCTGATTATATTACGAATTGGAATAGCTCAATAGAAAACGAAGTGGCAATAAACATGAGTAATAAAATCGTAAGTTGCGATGATTTTTCTAAGGCAATGTTTTGGAGATGGTCTTTTTATGATAAGGTTGGGTCTTTTCAAAGAGTGGATAGCTGCGTAAACAAAATGGCAAGTGATTTGTCTTTATTGGCAAAAAACGAAGAGTCAGACAAGCAATTAGTAGAAAAATTTGAAAAAGAATTAGAGATAATTGAAAAAATCAAATCTTTAACAAAGAGACCAACCGGAACGCTTTTAGAGTATTCTGAAAACGTATCTTCCTTGTTTAGCAAGCTCTATGAGCTTGATGATGAAATATCAAAGACTGTCTTGATTGAAGAGTTGCATGGAAGCGAACGTGTAAAGTTGACATTATGTGATGTTTGGGGAGAGGGGTTGTTGGACTACCCAAAAGCAAAAACAAAAGTTATAAAAATAACGGCAAAGGACTATGTTTTCATAGACTTAAAGGATAATCTTAATAAATTATCAGATTAGCTATGGAGCTTTACTTTGTTATGATTATAATAAGGTGTAATTTTAAAAATAAGTTTCTAAAAGAAAATAAAGCTTAAAAGAATAAAGAAATACACTAAATAATTTGCGTGTTTCAGAAATTATGCTTACCTTTGCAAACGAAATCAGAAATGGTTTAGCCGTGAAGTCGTGAGCATGGTTACTGGGATAAGAAGAAATTTAGAAGTCTTCGGACTTTTCTATACTTTTAGCCTCGTTCGCTACTCACGACAATAAGCGGACGGGGCTTTTGTTTTGCCCCAAAGGTAAGAGGCATACCTGTAAAACTGCCGTGTCTAATTTTAAAAGTAAAGAAAAGTATGAAGACAATTAGTTTTAAGTTGGTTGGTGTTAGTCCATTGATGTTGAATAATCCGAGAACAGTCTCTCCATTTGATGCTTACACAAAGCAGATTTCCAATCTGACCAGTAAGCGACGAAAGACTGAAGAAGACCAATTGGAGATATGTCGATTGAAGTTCTTGGCATCCTTGTATCAGAATACAAAGGGTGAATACATCATCCCTAGTTCGCACATTATGCAAGCCGTTAAATGTGCTGCCAAAGAGATTCGTCTTGGTGCTAAGGTTGAGCGTTCTTTTGGTGTTATGGATGATGGTTTGTTGAAGTTCAAGGATGCGGACAAAACTCCTGAGCAACTTTATGAGCTTGGCATTTATGTAGATTGCCGTGCCGTTGGTATTCGAGGCGCAAAGGTTCTTGCTACTCGTGCTATATTCCCAGAGTGGAGTACAGAATGCACTTGTTGGTATGATGAAAGTCAATTAGACCGAGACCAAATTGTTAAGTTGTTCGAGGTTGCTGGTCTTAGATACCACTTAGGTACATTCCGAGCTATGTATGGAAAGTTTGAAGCAAAGGTGATAAAATAAGTTGGTTATCCCCACATGGTGCTAGTAGAAGTTCGATTCTTCTATGGGGAGCTTGTTTTTTATAATATAAAGTTTAGTATAGTCAAGTAAAGTAAAATTCAGATTAGTAAAGTAATGTTCAGTACACTGAAGTTAAGTAAAGTAGTGTTAAGTAAATGGTTTCTCTGTATGGTATTCATCAAGGTTCGATTCCTTGGCAGAGAACAATGTTAAAATAAAAATTATGGAAAGTGTAAAGGAATTAACAAATGAAGTGCTAGGAGCATTCGAAGAAGAGTTAGTAGCAAGCTTTGATGAAGGTCAGCTTATTCCTCATAAGTGGTTGAAGGAGAAGTTTGGTTTACCGAAACTTGCTTTTGAAGATTATGATAAGGATGTAGATGCTTATATTGAGGCTATCCAATTGCAGCAATTTACGTACATGGCAATGGTTGAAAAATTGCGTGAGGATATGTTGAAAAATAAACAATGTTGCCTTCGAAACGTTTGGGGCAATGGCTATGTGATTGTTCCTAGTAACGAGCAAGCCAGTTATGGCTACGACCAAATGATAAGCGACATCAAGAAGGCATTAAAGCAAGGTTCTGACATCATAAACAATGTTCGACCTTTGCCTATGGAAGAGCAATCTAAGTATTACGATACATTGGCAAAACTTGCAAAAGTGCGTGATGTATTTGCTAATTTAAAATAAAAAGTAAAGTATAGTCAAGTGCAATGCGGTGCTGAAAAGTGAAGTGTAGTTAAGTAGACGTAAGTGAAGTCTAGACAAGTAAAGTGAGCCATCCTTCGGGGTGGCTCTTTTTTGTTAATTGTGGTTAATATAACAAAAAATGTTACCATAAAATTTGGCTATATAACAAAAAAGTTATATCTTTGCAATGTCTTAAGGACAAAAGAGTTCTTGTAACAATGAAGAAAAGCGAATTGATTAAGAGACTGAGAGAAGCGGGATGCTTCCTGTCTCGACAAGGTTCGGGACATGAAAAATGGACTAATCCTAAAACGGGAAAGTCTCAATTCGTGCCAAGACACGCTAGAGAGGTCGCCACAGGCACCGCTCATAGTATTCTAAGAAAATTGGTTGGGGAGTAATCCCCACCTTTTTCTCTTCATTGCTTAAAGGACTCTTTTTTGTTAAGAAGATAAACGAATATATATATGAAGAAGATTAAAGTTATTGTAGAACAAGCCAAGGATGGGTCTTTTTGGTGTCATACCGAAGATGGCATAGGTAAGGTTGGCTTAAACTCTTGTGGAGAAACTGTTTCCGCTGCGAAGCAAGATTTAATGGATTGTTTGGCGTTGGCAAAAGTGGATGCAAAAGAGAATGGAGAAGTGTTTCCTGACGTTGAATTTGAATACAAGTATGACTTGCAATCTTTCTTTAATTATTTCTCTTTCCTCAATGTGTCAGAGATTGCAAAACGAGCAGGTGTCAATCCTTCATTGATGCGTCAGTATAGTAAAGGCATAAAGCAAGCTGGCGAGAAAACTTATGAACGTTTGGCGCATTGTATGAATGAAATAAAAAAAGATTTGGTAGCCGCTACCTTTTAGGCGTGTGGCTTCATTGTTGCAATAGATAAAGAACTCAGAGTCTTCTGCATGTGAATGTGGAAGGCTCTTTTTTTGTACCCAGCATTAATCTTTGCACTTAAATTTTTTGTGAAATAGCACACATTAATTCTTTCGCTATTCCTTTGATTATTAGCTAATTTTGCCAAGAAAAACGTATAAGGATGGCACAGTTAGAATTTAATATCAAAGCGAATTTCGACCAAATAAGGCTAGCCAAGCAAGAGCTTGAAAGATTGCGTGGTGAGTTACTGAAAACAACAAAGGCGACAGATAAGGCGGTGGTTCAAGACCTTACGGACAAATATGCAGAGCAAAAGCAAAAGGTGACAGAGCTTAGTTCCGCAATGTCTCGCTATGCTTTGGTGATGAGTAGTGATTATGCCAAGAAAATGCAGAATCTTACACGAGAGGTTTATTCTTTCGAGCTGCAAGCAGACGCATCTAAGCGAAAGATTGAAAGACTTTCTTCTGAGATTGCAAAGATGCAGTCTAAACTTCGTAAAGGAGGCTTAGATATTGGCACTTCAACAATCCTTAATCGTGATATAAGCGAAAATTCTACTATACTCAATGATGAGAAAAGGCGTTACGAGAATCTTACGGGATTAGGAAAGCAAGCAAGAACTGAATTGCAAAACATGCAAGCTGAGTATGTCCGCTATTCAGGTTCTTCGAATGCAACTACTGATAACGTGAAGGTGATGACTGATGCCTTTGCCGGAATGATTGAGGAAATGAAGAAAGTTCCTACTGTCGGTGAGGGTGCAACATCTTTATTTAATCGTCTCGGTGGTGATGCAAAGCAATTAGCAATGAGCCTCGTAGGTGGCCTGGGGTTTGAACAATTGGCAGAACACATCTTTAATGTTCGTTCACAATTCCAACAGCTTGAAATTGCATTCACTACAATGCTTGGTAGTGAGCAGAGAGCAGGAGCATTGATGAACCAACTTGTTCAAACGGCTGCGAAGACTCCTTTCGACATGAGTTCGATAACAAATGGGGCAAAGCAGTTGTTGGCTTATGGTACGGCTGCAAATGAGGTTAATGATATTCTTGTTCATCTTGGAGATATTTCGGCAGGTCTGAACGTTCCGTTGAACGATTTGGTTTATTTGTATGGTACAACAATGAGCCAAGGCCGCATGTACACGATGGACTTGCGTCAGTTTATGGGCAGAGGCATCCCGATGGCTGAGGAGCTTGGTAAAATCATGGGCAAGACAACCCAAGAGGTTCAGCAAGCGGTTACAGATGGAAAGGTCGGAGCTGATTTGGTGAAAAAAGCTATCGTCAACATGACCGAAGAGGGCGGCAAGTTTGGTGGACTGATGGAAAAGCAATCCACAACCTTGCAAGGAAAATGGTCTAACATTGGCGATAGCGTTGACCAGATGTTTAACGAACTCGGCAAGAAGTCGCAAGGAATATTTGGCACTGGTTTAGACTTGATTTCGTCTTTGGTTGACAATTGGGAGACGGTCGTTAAAGTTATTGGTTCGGCTGCGGTAGCCGTAGGCACGTATAAGGCAGGTCTGATGGCGGCAGCATCCATCCAAAAAGCTCAAAACAAAGCTACACTTGATAGTATTGCAAGTAATCTTGACGAAAAGATAAAAGCGTACAAAGATGAAGCTGAATTGTATCATTCCTACACCGGAAAAGATACATCCGAATATAAGAGCCAAAGATTTTCGGATTTGAATAAGGCTGTTTCTAATACTGATATGTTGGGTACGGATAAGGCCGAGGAACTTGTGTCTCTTAAAATCAAAGAGGCTCAGACCGATGGACTCATAACCCAACAAATGGCAGAGCAATTGCAACTTAAACGTGATATGCTTGTCACTCAGCAACAATCTGCTGCTAAGGAACAGATGGAGGCTTTGGAACTTTCCAAGGGACTTGATGAGAAAATGGCTCAGTTCAAGGAAATGGAAAATGATTACCGACATCTTAACGGAAAAGATACAAAAGATTATAAGGCAAGCCGTTATAATGAGTTGGGGAATGCTTTGTCCGATACCGAAAATATCGGTGATGATGAAACGGAGAAACGCATATCTAAGCAGATAGAATTAGCGAAATCTGAGGGGTTGATTAGTGAAGAAATGGCTAAACAACTCCAGTTGAAGCGTGACCTCTTGGTTGAGCAGACAAAACTTGCGGAGAAAGAACAACTCCAATGGCAAAATGCGGTAAATGCCAAGGAAGCCGCAGAAGAAGAGTTGCGTGCAAAAAGATCGCAAGAAGCCGACATTGCTGCTGCAAATAAGGCTGCGGAACAAGCAAAGGCTGAGGCTGACCTTAAACAAAAAATAGCCAAGGCAAATGAAACCGCTTATGGTAAGGCTCTTTTGGAAACTAACGCCTTACAGAAGAAAGTAGATTTGCAGCAAGAGAGTTACGACAAAGCGATGGATGAGGCTCGTGAAAAGAGAGTAGTCCTTGCTCAGCTTGATGAGGAAATAAAAAAGCAGCAGCAAATCATAGAACAGAAAGAAAAGGAATTGGTCTATGATAATGGGGCGGTTGATACGACTTCATTTGGTGGTTATGCGGATTCTTTTTCGGATAACGAAAATAGTTCAATAGTTCAATACGAGGCTGAACAAGCGAAATTGGAAGAGCTGATGCAAAAGCGTCAGCAAGCGGATGAGGAATACGAAAGTTCTAACGCAAAGCGTAAGGCTATCCAACAGGAACTTCAGACTACGACTGAGAAGTTGACAGAAGCCGAAGAGAATGAAACCGAGGTCTATAAAGAGACGGGAGCAGCGGCAGATGAAATTGGGGATATTGTTCAGCAAGGAATAGATATAGAGGATGGTAAGATTAGCATTACGGAGGCGGCAACTACTGCTACACAAGCTAATACGACTTCTGAAGCTAGCAATGCAACCGCAAAAAGTACTAATGCAAATGCTACTTCTTCGGAAACTATTGCTAATACGGCAAACTCGACTTCAAAGACAGCTAATACTGCGGCTACTAATGTAAATACAACGTCCGAGAACGTGAATACAGGAGCAAAGGAACGGAATTCCCTTGTTACATCTATATTATCTGTTGGCACAAAAGGGCTAGCCTTAGCTCAAAATGTGTTAACATGGGCGACTAATGCCGTGACGGTTAGCATGAAGGAATTGTGGGCTGCAATGCTTTCAAATCCTTTAACTACCATCCTTACTTTGTTAACAACCGCTATGTCTGTTTTTGCGATGTTTGGAAGTAGTGAGGAAGACGTTGCTAAGAAGACTCAAGACATGGGTAATAAGGCTGCTGAGGCTAGTAATAAGGTTCGTTCCTTGTTTGCAGTTTTGAATAATGGCAAGGCAGAAGACCATAAGGATGCAATAAATGAATTGAAGTCTGCTTATGAAGAATATGGGATAAAATTGGATGAAACTAAAATGAAGTCTCAAAGCATGAGTGAGCAAGCTGATGAGTTAAAAGCGCATGAAGAAGAACTTATCGGTATTATTGAAAAGCGTTCTCTTGAAATGGAGCGTGCAAATCAATTGCAGGAGGCTTATGATAATTATAATTCTTCAAATGATTCATCTTTCAGCTCATTTAAAGATTCTATAGATGATAAGTTGTCTGATGTAGAAATGGGTACTATTCGAAGTCTCGTAAGTCAGGATGACATAGACAAGTTAGCTGAACTGCGAAAGGAGATGAATGCTTGTGGTGGAGATTTAAAGGTGTACAACGCATTGAATGCTCAATATTCCCAATTACAAGGGGAGTTGAATGTAAAAATAGGAACTTATCTCGAAAATATGCACCATAGCCGTTCTGAGGTGGCTCAGATGATTCCTGATATAAACGACTTTACTGATGGGCTTGTTAGCAACAAAGTTGAGTTGGATGGTACTGTTGATTCTATAAATAATAGCGTTAATGCCGCAGAACGTGCGAGAAAAGCCACATCTAAGTTGACTTATGCGCAAGAGGAACAAGCTTTGAAAAATCAATATGCAAAGAAGAGCTTCAAGGATTTGAATAGTGAAATCCAAGAGACAATAAAGTTGTGCAGTAGAAAGTTGCATCTTGATATTAAGGTTAACTATGATGATAGTGAGCTTCCTGCATGGGTTAAGAATATGTCTCAGTCTCAGTTGAAAGCGAGTATGGCTGTGAGAAAGAACTGGCTTGACGGACACAAAAAAGGGGATGTTCTTCAAGTTGGAGGTCAATATAAGACTTACGAACAGGTCGCAAACGAATTGGCTATGATGCAAGCAAGAGGTAACAACATCGAAAGTAAGCCGAAGAAAAGCCAAAAGGAGATAGATAAGGAGAGGAAGGCAAGAGAGAAAGCGGCTAGGGATGCTGAAAAGGCTAGGAATGATGCCGAGACAAAGGCTGGTAATAAGCGCAAGGCTGAGGAGGACTATGCCAAGTCTATTTCTTCCTATTCGGAGAAAGCTATCCAAGACATGACCAAGAACCGCATCAATGCGATGAATGAGGGTTATAACAAGGAGTTGGCTCAGATAACCGAGAATGCCGACAAGGAGAGAAAGGCGGTAGAAGATGGTATAGACAAATTGGTTGAGGCTAGGAAAAAGCGTGACCAAGCTGTTTGGGTTAATTCCGGCAAAGGTCGTAAGGCTAATATGTGGAAACAGAGCAAAACCGATGAAGAGTATAAGAATGAGGTTTTGAATGAAACCATGAAGGATAGCAAGGGTAATCCGGTTAAGGTAAATGGCATGGAGATGACCATAGGCATGAACGTTGCTAATCAGATGAATGCAATTCGGGATAAGGCTGTAAAGCAGAATGAGGATGTGCTTGCTAAAGAAGCGCAAAGCATGTACGATTATCTGAAGACTTATGGTACATTCCAAGAGCAGAAGTTAGCTATTGCTGCCGATTATGCTAAGAGGATTAGCGAGGTTGAAAACTCTACGGATTCGGACTCAAACAAGCAATGGAAGATAAAGTCTTTGAAAGAAGAGCAGAAGAAAGAAACGGATTCGGTTGAGACTAGTGCTATTATGCAGAAGATAGACTGGTATCAAGTCTTCGGAAATGTTGGTGGCATTATGAAAGATGCGCTTGTTCCTTTATTGGCAGATCTGGATAAATTCGTAGGTACGGATAAGTTCCAAAATTTGGGTGCAGACCAGCAGAAGAGTATCGTTGATGCAATGCAGAATATCCGTAATTCGATTGGCAATACAAGTGATTTGGGTTGGAAAGACCTTGCAAGGGATGTTGTAGCTTATCAGGATGCTCTGAAGAATGCGAAAATTGCACAAGATGAATACACGAAAACGGAAACTTTGCTTATACCTCGTATTAAGGTTTTGCAAGAACAGATTGAGAATGCGAAAAAGTCGGGCAATGTTGCAGAGCAAACAAGGCTACAAGAAGAATTGAATAAAGTTCAAGGTCAGTTAGCGGAGTCCGGAAAGAAGATTGTTACGGCTAACACAAAAGTTCGTACTAGTGGTCAGAAGTTGGCTCAAACGACACAGAATGTGACACAACCGATTTCTGCTATCCATGAGTTCCTTTCTACTTCTGGACTATCCGATTTGGCATCTCTTTGGGATAGTTTTGACCAACTTAAAGGTGGAATTGACGGATTGAAAGCTTTAAAGGAGGCTAAAAATGCGGCTGACGGACTGAAGGATATGGGTAAGGAAGCCGCAGATGCTGCCGCAGATGCTGGCAAGAAAGCTGGTGATGCACTAAGTGAAGGATTGTCAAAAGCTGGACTAATAGGTCAAATCGTATCTGCCATCTTGAAGATACTTGATGTTTTGAAAGATGGTATTGGAACATTGATTAGTAGCTTGATTGATACAGTTCTGAATGCGGTCAACGGCATATTAAAGAATATTCTAAGTGGCGATTTTATAACTCAGATTGGAGGGTCTTTGGTAAGCGGCATTGGTAATATTCTCAATACTATATCGTTTGGTGGATTCAATAGTTTGTTTGGAGTTGGTGGAAACGCAAAAGAAGTAAACCGGACTATAGATAAATTGACGGATAGAAATGAAATCTTGACGGATGCTATAGACAAGTTACGAGACTCCATAGACAAGAATAGTGGTATTAAAGCCGTAGAGGATGCTAAAAAAGCCGAAAACCTCCAAAAGGAGAAAGAACAAAATTTAAAGAGTATCATGGAGGCGCAAATGGGTTATCATGGCTCTCATCACAGTTTTAACGCTTATTTCCGAGGATTTTCGCAAGAGCAAATCAAAAAGGTGTCCGATGCAATAGGCAGACAATGGAATGGTAATCTTAACGACTTGCAATCTGCTGATGAAGCAGCTGCCATTTTGCAGAATCCAGATATGGTTGAGGCTATCAAGAATACAGGTAAGGGTGGCTATGGAGGTAGAGTTCTTGAAAAGTTGAAAGACTATGCGGCTGAGGCTGGAACATTAGAGGAAATTGCTGATGACCTTGCAGAAAGCTTGACGCAAATATCTTTTGATAGTTTGAAGAGCGAGTTCATAGATACTTTGATGGATATGAATTCCTCTGCTCAAGACTTCTCTGATAATTTCTCCAAGATGCTTATGCAAGCCGTTCTGAAAGCTAAGGTGGATGATTTGTTGGGAAATGATATGCAAGCATTCTATGACGAATGGGCGGAACGAGCTGAGGCAAATGGTGGTAAATTGTCAAAGACAGATATAACTGCCTTGAAGGGAAAGTATGATGAAATGGTTCAAGAAGGACTGAAGATTAGAGATGAAGTAGCCGAAATAACGGGTTACAAGCAATCTTACGAGCAGTCCGCTTCTTCCGGTTCATTTGAGTCTATGAGCCAAGACACAGGCGATGAGTTGAATGGTCGTTTCACAGCGGTACAAATTGCCACAGAGGGAACGTATGAGGAAACAAAGCTCATAAATACCAAGTTGGATGCTATTGCGGCTCGTGAAGGTGGCGCAGAGGGTAGTTTACTAACGGCTAGCGTGAATACTATAATGGGTAATGTAGGTAACATTTGGTTAGCTGTTGATGAGGGTAGGACTATCCTTGCACAAAGCTTAATGTACTTGCAGTCGATTGATGAGCGACAAGAGCGATGGCATAAGCCTATGTTGCAAGCATTCAATGATATACACGAATTGAAAGATAAGATGAGTAGATTGTAAACTTAATTTGCGCCATGTTAAAGTAAGAGGGGAATGCGTGATGCACTCTCCTCTTTTTTATGGAGAAAGTTTTTGTTTTTCACAATATAGATAAGTGTTGTTAAACTGAGTGCTAATTTTTGGTAGAGTGGAATATAATAGTTATCTTTGTGGTCGAATTTCAAAACTTGTAAGGACATGAAGATATTAGAACCGAGATATGAAATCCTATCCCAAGGTGAGGGTATGGATGGAGTTTATAAACAGATAGAGTTGTGCGGTCGCACATGTTATGCGTCAAGTATGAAGATAGATAAAGACAGCGCAAAGCCTTTCGTTGAGCGTATGGTAAGCAGCAATCATCTTGCCATGTGTGAACATGGAACGATTTACCTCCATGTCGCCTATGAAGAAGGATTTTTTGTACCGGAGTCTTTATTGGTCAAGCACTATCGTGAGAACAAATATTCAAAGGTGATGCAGATTGGCAGTGACTACTATATCACAACCAACTACAGAGTGATAGTTGAAAATAACTGGTTTGAGGATTTGGACTATATTTGCGAGCCTACGGAATGGCATGAGAAGCGAATAACAGTCCGTTTTACTACTCAGATTGCGGTAAGTAGAGAGGCTAACAGACATCGTGTAGATTCCGTAGCGGAACAAAGCACCCGATATTGCAACTATAGTAAAGATAAGTTCGGAGGCGAGATTGCTATCAACAAGCCAAAGTGGGTTAGCGAAGATGATGCGGTTAATCCATCGTCTTTTGATGGTGGAACATTTGTTGACCTATCAAAGAACATCGGTAGTTATGAGCATTGGAGTCCGGTAGAAAAATGGTGGTTTGCCAATAGAGTATGTGAAATGATGTATTTGTCTTTGGTCAAGGATGATGGTCTTAAGCCACAGGATGCGAGAACTATTCTTCCTCTTGATACCAACACGGAGTTGATTCATACAGCATTTGTGAGTGATTGGCTTCATTTCTTCGATTTGCGATCAAAAGGAACTACCGGAAAGCCTCATCCAGATATTGAGGTCTTGGCAACCCCATTGATGAATGAGTTCAAGGAACGAGGGCTAATCTAGAATATTTGAAGGAGAGGAAGTTTATTTCCCCTCCTTTATTTTTTGCAACATCTCTTCTGCCTCTATTATAGAAGATGTGTATTGGCACTTGTCGCCTTGCTTGTAGAGGGCGAAGAAATCTGTTTTTGTTGTCTCTTCTTTTGTTGGTGCAAATAATTCACTCATATTCACATTTAGAATATCAGCAATTTCACTAAGTGTAGAAAGTGATGCACCTTTGCCACCATTTATTATATTACTTATATATTGTGGTGCTTTGCCAAGGCTTTCTGCAAGTTCTTTAGAAGAAATACCTTTCTCCTTTAAGATGTCTTTAATTCGTAATTTTATATCCATAATCTTATTTTTTTCGGCAAAGATAAGCAAAAATGCGCAAATAAACCTATTTTCTTTACTAATAAAGGTTAAATTAAGAAAATAGTTTGATTTTTATTTGGTAAATTAAGAAAATAGGTTTATCTTTGCAAACGTAAACAAGAAACAATAACATTTAGATGCTGCTATGCAGCCGAGTGGCACTCGTAAAACCGTTTAGTTGATTATGGCTAATTCATTCAAGAATATGATGAGAGAAGTGATGGCAATGGCACACAGAGCCTTTGAGTTGAAATCAGCAACAATGAGCTGGTCAGAGTGCTTGAAGCAAGCTTGGGCAGTTTTGAAGTTGAAGCTGGCAATGAAGAAGAGAGTTGTCGAGTTCTACTTTCAGAAGGTGGATGGCTCTATCCGTCAGGCATTCGGTACTTTGCAGGAGTCTTTGATAGACTATACTCCAAATGGCAAGGGTTATGCTTGCAAGGACTGCACCAAGTATTGGGATGAGGTCAAGGGAGAATGGAGACAATTCAAGAACTACAACTTGATTAGAGTTGCTTAACAAGGTTATTAACGATTTAAAAAGAAACTAGATATGAGCGCAAAGATTATAGTGATGCAAGGCAACATGGTTGCTACCATCGAAGAGACGAACAAGGACGCATTTATCAAGCGTGGTGAGTATAAAGAGACCGATCTGGACAGACATAAGCGTGAGGTCGATTTCTTGATTACAAGCATCGCAAACCGCTACGAAGTGACATTCAATCACAAGGTAGAGCTGAAGGAAAGCCGGAGCATCAAGAAAAGCGAGTATTTCGATAACATCTACTACGTTACCGAGAATGCATTGAACAAGCTGAAAAAGCAATACTCATACGAGTGTGATTTGTAATAGATTTCGTGAGGCACACCGAAACAACTGCACATTATCTTTGAAGTTTAACTATTAAATTCCGTGAGCAATGGAAAGAAGAAGTAATGTGCAGCATCGTGCCGAAATAGTTGGTTGTGCTGGCGAGGACAGAAGTCCTCCAAAGTAAAACAAACGTTAATGTTTTAAACAAAACACTAAAGCGTTTGCAAGTTAAAGAAAATAGCATTAACTTTGCAGCCGAAAGTAATAATGGTTGTGAAGTAACGGACACGACTGACGAATAAAGAAGACATATTAAACAAATGGTTATAAGCTCCAAGCGTGGAGTCATATTTCGTCAAGCCCATTCCGTTACATTTGTGGGTAGGCGAAACAAGCCCTGTCCATCCTCTCTCACAACATGGTGGACGGGGCTTTCCTATTTGCAAGAAACCATACTTATAATATTTAAATTGTTTAATATGAAAGATTTTTTAGAAAAGAATTTGAATGATGCACCCATGCTGGGAGCATTCGTAAATCAAAGTGAGAAAATCAAGGTTGAAGGCTTTGAACTCATCAAGGTAGAAGAACGTGATGGTAAGCAAGCCATCAATGCAAGAGAGCTGCACCAAAAGTTGGGTAGCAAGTATCAATTTGCGAATTGGATTCAAGAGCGTATTGAAAAGTACGGATTCGTTGAAAATCAAGACTATGAGGTTTTTAAGGAAAATCTTAAAAACTCAAAAGGTGGCAGACCAAGCAAGGAGTACGCCCTATCTTTAGACATGGCGAAGGAGTTGTGTATGATTGAGAACAATGAGAAAGGTAGGATGATTCGCAAGTACTTCATTGAGGTTGAGAAAAAGGTAAGAATGCAGAGTGTTCCATCTTTGCCCGATTTCACCAATCCGGCTATAGCAGCAAGAGCTTGGGCTGACCAGTTCGAGAAGAACCAAGTGCTGACCTTGGAGAACAAGCAACAGAGAGAGGAACTTGCCAAGGCATCGCAGGAGATTGTCGGACTGAGCGCACAGATTACAACAATGAAGCCTAAGACTACTTACTTCGATGTGATGATGAAGAACAAGAGCACAAGCGTGATTACATCAATGGCGCAGGATTACGGAATGAGTCCGCAAGCATTCAACAAATTGTTGCATGAGCATGGTATCCAGCACAAGGTTTCTGACCAATGGGTCTTGTACCGCCAATATTTGGATAAGGGATATGTGAATAGCGAGCCAGTGACCATTACGCACAATGATGGAAAACAAACCATCAAATACAACACGAAATGGACTCAAAAAGGGCGTTTCTTTCTCTATGAGTTCCTAAAGGAGAAAGGTATCTTACCTTTGATTGAACGAAATAATAATGGTGAGACACACTAGGACAACTGTAAAAGCCCCAATCTCGTTAGAGGTTGAGGCTTTCTTTATTTTTACATTTACTTCTTATCTAACCCATCGGAGAACAAACACTTTTGCGCTAATTTTCAATGACTTGTATTTTTATTACAAAAGTATTGTTATTTTACATTTCGGCTTCATTATACTCATAATCCCAGAGGAATAACTTGCCTTTGACGTTTCTAATCGGCTTATCGAACAATTTAGCATTCTTCAAGAACCAATGATATTGGAAATCTTCAGCAAATGCATCCGGATAAGCCTCATGGAATTGAATATCATCCAACTCTACGCTGCCGATAATGGCTGACGTTGGCAAGTCTTTGAAGTCTGGAATAACAATACCATGCTCTTGGCAATATTTCTTCATTGCGCTCTCCTGCCATCCGTCAAGTTTTTCGGGTTTGGCTTGGCTAGCATGAATAAGGAAACGACCACGGAACTTTCTATTCCATGTTCTGTTCTCAATGGTCTTGCAGCCGATAGCGATTAACCAAGCATACGGCTGACGAATTGATAATACTTTCATAAGCTCATTGTTTTATTATTTGCATCCGCAAAGGTAACAAAAACCTTCGAGAAATACAAGGAAACTCTAATTTATTTTCATGTTTTCTAAAAATAATCTTGAAATAGCTTGCATCCTACAGACGGTAAGAGGTTAGAACCTCTTCCGTCTTTTCTTTCTGATTCTGTCCCAATCCGGTTTTAGCACATCCATCGTGGCGACCATCGCCTTGTACTTGTCGCCAAGTTCGCCCTCGTTCATAGATGAACGGAAAGTGTACATCTTGTATCGTTCATGCTCTGGCACATATAATCCCACCATCAAGGAACGGACTCCATCCACCTCCTGCTCCGGTGTTATCAATACAAGCCCCTCGTTCATGCTTTCCAACTTGAAAATCTTTGAGGTGACAACCTCATAATAGTCTAGTACATTCATATTCTTGTCTCCTATAATTAGTTTGTACGTTCAAACACTTCAATATACTGGATAGAGCTACAATCAATATATTTACGTGTAAACACTACTGTACTTCCACTTCCAATCATAAGTGTTCTGTTCTTTGTATTGCAATTGAAAGAGGTTTCACCACCAACACTATTGAAGTCGAAACTTATTTTTGCTCCACCTACCAAGTTGATACTTCCTCTAAGACCTTTGTCCTCGGCTTCGCCTAATATCACATTCACATGACCTGCATCCATATTCTCCTATAATTAATTGTTAAACACCTTCTCTAATAAAGATACGTATGATAGAGTCACTATCAATGTAATCTCTGTTTCCGTTCTCACCAAGTATAGTTATCAAATGCTTTTTTTTGTTATAAAGAACATCGGCAGTAAAATCAAATAACTTTGATTTGCTAAAGTTTGCATGAGTTAACTGCCCATTAGAGAGTGAAATTCCTGCAATGCAACCGCACTCCTTTGCATCATCTAAGATGTCTTTGATAATCTTAATATCCATAGTCTTATTACTTTACTTCTCGTTCTACAATATCAAAATTATCCCACGTCTCTCCTTCGCTGTCTGAGATATGAAAGAAAGAATCTGAGATATTGTATAGATAATCATCGCAATTCAAAACTCGCTTGTAATTCTCCAAAGTGTTCATTCCTTTGTGCCTTATCGCCTTTCTAGCCTTATCTCTGGTATCGAAGACTTCTGCATCAGTTTCTACAGCTTCACCTAATCCATGTTGGTATGAAGAAATTACTACATATACTTTCATAGCTTAAACTCCTTATTTATTACGCAACCTTAGATAATGTTTCTTCATCAATCTCAATCCATTGGCAAGCATCCTTGCGGAAAAATACCTTGCTAGGGATAATCTTGCCATCAACCTCCAAGCTATCGCCATTGCACTTGAAAGTATGGTTCTTTGTCAATGGTACAAGAAGGTACGTTTTGCCCTCTCTTTTGCGTTCTACAAGCGTTTTGTCCGTCCCAAGGATAATTGATACCCTTTCTTCCTTATCGTCCTTTAAAACGCCTATTTTGTCTGTGTGCTCGATATAGAGCACATTCAAGAAATTCTCATCCATTTTCTTACTCCTCCCATCGAAAAGCGTTAGTGTCTTTTACAACCTTCTTGCTGTCTTCGTCCCACATATAACCATCCGTAAACCATTTAGGGGCTTTACCATTGATTACTCGTTTTGCATCGGCTATGCTAGCATAGTCTGGTTCAACAACATTATCAATGCGAACGGCAACCTGACCGAATACGTCCTCCACCTTGGTAATATGATGCCCTTTGTAGAACACTTCTTTCAAACACTTAGCAATTGTCTCCATATCTCAAATACTTTAAAAGTCCTAAACTAAAGGGGTGTTTAAAGGCACACCCCCTATTAAGCCTCGCCAAACACCTTAGAACGTGAATATATCTTTATGCAACTCGCAAGAAGTTGTAAGCCTTGAATTGTCTCCATGCGCCCTTTGCTTCATCCCAATAGCGGATGCAATCTCTTGATGCTGCATGCCCTGTACCATTTGGAGTATAGTCAATGTGGCTCTGAAGGAGAGTACCAAAGGCTTGTCTTACCTCACCATTCATCTTCATAAAGAAGAACTCTACTACCTTGGTCTTCATCGCTGCCTCAAGCTTTACGACCTGCCAAGCCTGTTTCAAGCACTCAACCCAAGACATTGAACTTGATTTCAACTGATAGGCTCTATGTGCCAACTGCATTACCTTTCTCATCTTGTTCTTAATTGAAGTTGTCATATCCTCAAACCGTTTTACGAGTGCCGACTCGGCTGCATAGCAGCAATTAATAGTTAAACTTTAAAGCCTTTATCTCTTAAAGACATTGCAAAGATAGTAGTTTTTTCTAATGTTACCAAATATTTCTATAAGAAATTTCTAATATTACCACTTATTTAACACTTATAAGCTATTTCTAAACATTTATTCACTAATTATTAGCTAATTCTAATATTTAACTCTTTTTCTTTGGCAGTTAAAAAAAAATAAGCTATCTTTGCAGCATAATAAATATTAGTATTCACTTATATATAATAAGGTATGGACTTAAAGAAAATAATTAGGAGTCATGGGCAAACCATTTCATCTGTAGCTGAAAAGTTAGGTATTACCCAATCAGCTTTATCGCAACAAATCAATAATGGCTCAATTTCATTTGCGAAAGTAGAACAAATAGCTAGTATTTGTGGTTGCTCGCCATCTAGTTTCCTTGCTATTGATGGTGAAACCTTATCGCATCCGGCTATCATCTGCCCCCATTGCGGCAAGCCTATCGAGCTGGAGATTAGGGCAAAGGAGGGGAAATGATATTCCTCTCCTTTTACTCTTCTATTCTTTCTCCTTCAAAAAGCCTATACCTGCATGAACATTACCCAACTTATACCAAGACTGGCTTAAAGTCATAACATAACTATTGAAGGATTTTTCCCCAATATCAAGGGTGAAGTCTTCATCTACATCAGGCTCTCCATGTCTTACGTACCCCTTATTCGGGGTGTATAGCAATCTATGATATGAGCCGTTCTCACAAATATAAAGTCCGCTATTACGCCAATCGGAACTCCAAAATTCCGGTTTATTCACGTAACAAAGCATTACATCACCATCGTAAATAGGAATACTATGACTTCGCTCATCCTTTTCTCCAACAAATTTTTCGCTATCAACATTGTCAGACTGACGGATAACAGATACGATGGAGTAACCATTTCCAATAAAGTCCGCTATATCAACATATGTTCTTTGCTCTCTAAGGTCAAATTCTTGTTGGCTTCTTACGCCATCTTTCTCAAATATTACAAGTATTCTTGTGTACTTATCACCAAAATTGACCATACTTAGAATCAAGCCGTTGTTCATGTAAGACGCATAAGCTTCTTTGGCTAGTGTTAATACACGCTCTAGATATTCCAATGGCTTGTATCTAACTAACCAAGACTGACCTTTATGCATCTTTTGCAAGTACGAATACATGTTCATCGCCTCGCATTCATCTATTCCATGCTTCTTGCAGACCAACTTGAACTTATCCGGATAAACACTAGTTACAAGTCTATCCAATTCGTCCATAGCTTGCATGGCTTTCAAATAATCATTTGCTTCCATTTTACTAATCTTTAAGTTTCTCAATTATATAACCACGACCTGTATAGGTACAAGACAAGCCAATATACACTAGCTGATGTAAAAGCCACAATTCTTCAGTGAACGGCAATCTATCACACTTCACAAACTCATCTTCATCCTCAAAATCAGATGCCTTTTCCAATATTTCTTCCTTTGTCATTATCTTTAAATTTGTGCCCGAAAGCTGTTAATCCGCATCTTTTATTTTTTGTAATGTGTCAAGTATCACGTTTGCAATCTCAAACCTACCGACATTTGGATTCTGTGGGACACTATAACACAAAGCTTTTAAAAGCTCAAAACATTGATTCTCATATAATATCATACGCTACTTCTTTTTATCGAATTTGTTGCCAAGAACATACAAGTCGCAATTATCTACAGCAATATACAAAGGCATTATGCCATCACTAAAACATTTGCCACACAAGCAGAATCCATAATCTTTGTATTCAACATTACAAATTGTCTTTTCCCAATCGTCTGTTTTCACAATGTCATTTTCGTAAACTTCAACTCCATTCTTATCTTTCAGTCCAGTATATTGACAGACGGTAGAGGGGTCGACTTCTTCTTTGTTGCAGATAGAATCATCATACCACTCGATGAATGTTCCGAAAGGTGACTTTACCAAATAACCTTTCACCCATTCGTCATCACTCAGTTTCTTTGCCTTGAATAAAATTGTTCTCATTTATTTTTAACTTTATAAGCAGTACTATTAGTATGCTCTATATGTTCATTATTACAACAATATGGATAGAAATATTTATCTGCTCCATACATAAGTTCTTCTATAATATTATCGTCACTATCATTGCACTTAGAATCAATAGTAACTCTAATATTTACTTCGAATATTCTTTCCATAACTATTCTTCTTTAAGTTCTAACTCTTGCTTGATTAGTTTTAGAAAACTTCTAGCGTGAACTACAAGAACTTTCTTATTTCCTGCGTTCATCATTCTAGTATAGTTTTCAATCATATCATCAATAATTGTTAGTGCCGATACTTTACTCATATTTTTTCATATTTAAATCTTTAAGTCTATCCTTATAGAAGGCAGGAACTCTACTAATCTGCCACCAAGAATAGCATTCGTCACTCCAAGGTTCAATCCACACTGGTTCTTTTGTGTCTTTATCTTGGCAGTATACAATTCCACGTACTTCATCATTAAGCAAGAAAGCCTCTACATCAAAATCCAAATCGTCTAATGTTGCATAAGTCTTGCAATACTCATTACGTTCCCTAGTGCCTTCCCTTACGAACAACTCAAAATCATTGAATAAATCTATTTTTAGTATCTCTAAGTTATTGCTTTTAACAACATCTAGAAGAGACTTTTTGACGTTCATTTTGCTCATTTCCTATCCCTCTTTTTATAGTCATTGCAATCCATAGGAATATGGTCTGCTAACTCTTGCCAATAACACCTATTATCATAATAACAAGTTTGACATTTTTGAATCTTTTCATTCATTACTTATTCTCCTTTAAGTTCGACAGGCTCATCTTTCCAAGACAATTCTTTTCCGATGAGCTTCTTAATGCTTCCTTTAGGAAGGTAACAGCAACCGGTATTTGCGTACCTCTGCCCATATAAATATACGACAGAGCAAATCCATAATGTATTACTTTCATTTCTGCAAGGTTTTTCTGCAAAAATATGTTCACAGCCACCTTTATCTACTGCTAACCATGACATAACTAATACTATATTTTTTTAATTAATAAATTACTTTCCTTATTAAATGGCTTATAACCATTATTCAGATACCATTCGAAAACAAAACTCTCGGATTCATCTTTATTAAATTCCAACCCGATTATTTTCACTCCATTTAACTTAGCTTGTTGTTCGGCAAGTTGTAACAGACGTTTTGCAACGCCACATCTTCTATGAGCATCATCAACAAAGAGTGCATATATTAGAGCATCAGCTTTGCCGAAAATATCACTAACATATGACGGAATAGATATTTGAACTGAGCCAAGATTTTCTTCATCAGTTATTAAAATTCTGATTTCATCCTTCCATGACTGCTTTTGAATCATAATTAATCCTCCAACTCTATGTTATTTTCTGCTGCGTAGCCATCTTGTGCTTCCTCGCAATACTGACCTTCGCAAAGCCCACCTATGCCGATGTTATATTTTGAAATAATGTTCTTGTTGCAATACTCACAGATAGCATCGCCAAGTTTATTTTGTAATTCTTCTCTTGTCATAATACATTCTTGTTTGTTTTGGCATAACTTTTGCTGTAAATTTAATGGCGATATTGCCAGATTTTTAAATGTACATTTAAGTTATGGTTAAAAAAGTTACTGTTGAAATCTGCCGTAGAGCAGACAATGGGCAAATCTGTACTCGTAATTATGCAGATAAGCACCCAAAGACAACTGTTATTGAACATCGTCAGCGCAAGACGAAGTAAGAATCTCCTCAATCTTTGAGGTAATGTAACCAATAAGATAGGCGTATGCTTCTTCATTTTCAGAACAAGGAGGTACGTCTATCTTATTCATTATCTCACAAGCAGCGTGGTAAATCTCATGCGCCAAAGTACCCTTATCTTTGTTAGTCTTAGGGACATTTGGTATCCATAAGATAATATTCCCTGTACTAAGAAGAACTGTTCTTCCAAGGATATTGCTATTAATATTCATTCCTCCAAGAATAGATAGAGTATCTTCTAAACCAAATCTTGAAATCAATTCCTCCTTTAGATAGTCGTAACTTCCAAAGTGAACCATAATGTCGGTATTGTATATGCCAATATTTATTATTTTGTTTACCTTATCCATATTCTCTTCTTTTTACCCTCTCCCTGTTGCCAAGGAGAGGGTGGTTAGTTACTTAGATGGCTCAGTATATGATACTGGCTCCCATACATCGTAAGCTGTCAGCAAAACTGGAGCGATAACAGATGGGGCGAAGATTATAGATGCTGCAACATCTGGAGCATTCAACTCGTAGTTAACACCTTCTACTTTGTTTTCCTTACTAGCCCAGCCATAAGGCTTTGCTGTAATCGTAGAGCCATCTTTTTTTAAAAAAGTCTTCTCGCTAGAGCAAGAAGCGAACAAACTTGCAACGACTAAGGCTGCCAAAATAATCTTTTTCATATTACTTATATTTATATCCTTTGCAGGATAGTTAGTTACTTATTAACTTCAACAAACTTTCCGTTTCTAAGCTGATACCAAGTATCAGCCTTGATATTCTCTCCATCAACGTACTCTGTCTTAACACATACTGGAACATCACGTTTCTTCTTGTCATTCCATTTCCATTCAGCAAGAGTTATCCAAGAACCTACTGTCGCTTTGGCTATGGACTTGTTACCTGCACACATAACAACAGAATCTTCTCCTGTGCTGTCAATCTTAGCAGAGTCGCCACTTGAACCAATCTTAGCATAGTCGCCACTTGAACCAATCTTAGCAGAGTAGCCACTTGAACCAATCTTAGCAGAGTAGCCACTTGAACCAATCTGAGCATAGTAGCCACTTGAACCAATCTGAGCATAGTCGCCACTTGAACCAATCTTAGCATAGTCGCCACTTGAACCAATCTTAGCATAGTCGCCACTTGAACCAATCTTAGCATAGTCGCCACTTGAACCAATCTTAGCATAGTCGCCACTTGAACCAATCTTAGCATAGTCGCCACTTGAACCAATCTGAGCATAGTCGCCACTTGAACCAATCTGAGCATAGTCGCCACTTGAACCAATCTTAGCATAGTCGCCACTTGAACCAATCTTAGCATAGTCGCCACTTGAACCAATCTTAGCATAGTCGCCACTTGAACCAATCTTAGCATAGTCGCCACTTGAACCAATCTTAGCATAGTCGCCACTTGAACCAATCTTA